GATTTGATGAAGATCAGAATCAGCGGAGCAATCGAGTCCGGAACGATGGATAATTCTGCGGCGCAGGCGCAAACCGTTAAAATCCCGTGGGTAGAAATTGGGGACGCGTCTGAAGCAAGAATCATCATCACGGAAAGCGATGGAGCTTGGCCTAACTAATAGGGGAGGTGAGTTCATCTATGGCGATAAACGTTGTAGCTCTTGAAGCGCAGTCTGTAACAGTCAATGTCACTGGCGGGATGCCAGATGCAAATGAATACCTTTACGAACTCAGGTTTGGCGGTGTTAACATTTCCACTTTAACCTCGACTGATGTATACAATAACTTTGAGGTTACATTCAATGGCCTTGAACTTGGAGGCAAAGCGTATCAGATCTATGCGACTGACGTTTTAAACTCCACCTATTTTGGGCCGCTTTCTATTAATTCTGGTTACGAAATCACGATAGACGCAAACGGCGGGTCTGGCTATCTTTATGATACTGCTGCTTATGACAGTTTTTACACACTTCCGTCGGGCGGCTTTGAGAAGTATTCCAGCAAACTCTTAGGCTACAGCACAGATTCCACCGCCACGTCCGAGCAGTTCGACCCTGGCATGAAAATCCGGATGTACCAAAACTGGAACCTGTATTGTGTGTGGCAAGAAACCACCTATACACTTAGCTACTACAGGACAAGCACTGGGTCAACACTGTGGCTAAGAGAAAAATTCCCCTATGACGTGAACGGGCCTTATATTACCGTTACGACACAAACCCCAGGGTTGACAGGCTACCGATTCGTGAATTGGGAAATCTTTCAGGAAAGCGGTACTTCACTTGGATATGTAGAGCCGGGCGGTACAATTCAAGTTGGCAATGCAGATGTCAGAGCTATAGCCCAGTGGGAACCACTACAGCGGCATACTGTCACATATAACGCTAATGGCGGATATCCTACGCCGGCTACACAAACTGCATATGATTACGAAGAAGTAACCTTGAGCGAGTTGGTTCCAACGCGTGATGGTTATACAGCGTTTGTATGGTTTACAGTTGACCCCATCACAGGCAACGTAATGGGATATGCTCCTGGAAGCCCATTTAACGTTCAAACTTCAGATTGGACAATGTATGCAGAGTGGTATAAGTATGCGATTGTCATCTACGCTGGCGATAATGTTGCGTCTGTGCGAACGGAGGTTCTCGGATTACCGTATATTTTATATGACGGAACAACTCAGCTGAGTTCAACAATAACTTGCGAACTGGCGGTCGAATCCGGATACACAATCGAATTTGATGGATGGTATGACAGCACTGGGCAAAAGGTATCGAGTACACAAACTTTCACACTCTCAGACCTCACAGCCCCCATAACGCTTACGGCGAAGGCCACAAAACGTGCCGGAACAACGTTCACCATATCATATCTGCATGGAGCCAACGGAACCGGAGAAAACCAAATCCAACAAAAAACTGCCGGTACAGCGGTTACACTAAAAGGTGCAATCTTTACGCGGGAAGGATACACACAAACCGGTTGGTCTACTTTGGACGGCGGAGCAAAATCATACGCGCTTGGCGGCCAGTACACACAAGATGCCGATATCACGCTATACCCGTTCTGGAAAGAAAATACGATAGACCCGTCGGAAACGTATCCCATAACGTATTCTCCCGGAAACGATGGAACCGGTTCAGTGCTAACAGCAACAAAAGTGAAAGGCGTTCCTCTTTCTTTGGAAGGAGCACTCTTCACAAAAATTGGATACGCGCAATCTGCATGGGCCACTTCTGTAGGCGGGGGAGCTGTATATGCTCTCGGTGGATTGTATACGGAGGATGCAGCAGTTACGCTATACCCAACATGGGGTCCACAGCAGTTCATTCAACCGGGTTCAATGATGGAATCTTCATGGCGCATGAATGACTACATGAGCCAACTCCGCACATCATTTACAAAACTGTGCAGACTTCGTTTCCTGCAACCGGACGGAAGCACGGCGTTTGCAATCGATAATAATCCAAAAAACAAACGAAGTGGAACGTTTATCCAAGGCGGAACCATCACATGTAATTTGCAGAATGGACAACGCAGAACGGCAAACGTTACGCTCTCCAACGTTGACGCTGAATATGATTACAACGTCAATAACATCTGGTTCGGGCAGCAAATCGCCATTGACGAAGGACTTGTGCTTTCCAGCGGATATGAGTATTACATCCAGCAGGGGGTGTTTTATATTGCGGAGCCGCAGGAAACGCTCAACCCAAATATCCGGACGGTTTCTCTTCCGCTGGTTGATAAATGGGCATACCTTGATGGAAGCTTGTTTGGAAGGCTTGAATCGACATACGAGGTTCCAGTTGGGACAAATATCTTTAAGCCGATAGAAGCCATCTTGCGGTTTGATAGGGGAAACGGATATCTGGTTGACCACGTTCCGCCCGTATTTACCAGCTATTACAAAGGGAAAACGCAAGCATTGCCGGACGGGACGACAGCAAACTTGACGGATTCCCCCTATACGCTCCGGGTAGACAGTGACGATGGTACGTTCGCTGACGTATGCCTTGGGCTTTCAGAAATGGTGAACGCTTGGATTGGTTATGACCAAACGGGAGCACTCCGCATTGACCCATCGCAAGATGATATTGTGGATGCAAACAAGCCTGTTTTGTGGAGGTTTTCACAAGATGAAGCACAACTTCTTGGAACAACATACACGATAAAAAACACCGAAGTGTTCAACGACTATATTGTTCTCGGAGAAAAGCAAGATGACAATCCGCAAGCTGCCGGCCGTGCGCAGAATCTCGACCCAGCGAGTGATACAAACGTTAATATCATAGGCAGAAAGACGTACAGAGAAACCGCTTCCGGGTATTACACAACAACGCAGTGCCGTGACTTGGCAGAGTGGAAATTGAAACGCGCGACAGTTTTACAAAAGGCAGTATCAATTTCTTGCATACAGATGATGCACATCTCGGAGAATAACCTTGTTGAAATCGTCCGGACAGACAAACCCGGTTCTCCGGTCGAACGACATCTGATTCAAGGCTACACTCGGCCACTTGCAACCAATGGAACAATGACCATTAACGCAGTATCGGTTGTAGATTTCCCAAACGCGACGATTACAAGTTGGCCGGAATGAGAAGGGAGGTGCATACAGATGGGGGAGAAAAAATATTCACAGCTCGTGCTTAGACTCAAAACAGGAGAAACATTCTATGTAATTGGGGAAACAAAACGGTATTGGCTTTGCAAAGGAACGCAGTTCAAGAAGACAAGCCGACAAATTGATAGCGTCAAAAGACGCTCGACAAGAAAGGACATAGAAGATGATTAACAGATGGTTGATTCGCAGAATGCTCGATGCCAACAGCAGCGAAACAAAAACGTGCAAATCCTCCATTGAATCCACATACGGAATCAGCGCCTGCATCCACTTCTTCTGCGGCAAGTGGATTCCACCCCCCCATTGCAAAATAAAACAGAATCATTTCCTGCGCCGAAAGAGCGGTGTAGAAGAGCCGAAGAGGGCTGTGATCGAAGCGAAAGAGGGCTACGTTCACTGCTCTCTTTCTCTTTGCCTATACAGACAAAACGATTGGAGAAAAACAATGGATATTTTCAAAGACATCGTGACCGTCTTCGGTGGTATTACTACGATTGGCACTGTACTGGTGATTCTTGTCCGGCCAATCCGAGAGTGGGTCATGGGAGATAGCGCAGTCAAAGCTGGGATGAAGTGTCAGCTTCGTGCGGATATGCTGCACACTTATTATAAGAACAAGGATGCACAGAAAATCCGGCAGTATGAAGCCGAGAACTTCGAGTATTCGTACAAAGCCTATAAAGCCTTGAAGGGAAATTCATTCATCGACAAGATCAAGAGGGAAGTGGACGAATGGGAAGTGGTGACGTGACATGGAATGGAGCAAAAAAATCTTAATTTTCTCATACCTGATGCTGGGTGTCTTCATAATCATCTTTTTGGCTGTTGAAGACAAAACAGCTGCTGCAACTGTTCTTTGTGGCTGGATTGTAGAATGCGGTGGTGCTACTGCGTTCTACTTCTGGAAAGCAAAGAACGAAAACCGGAGCAAGTACGCATTAAAATTCGTCCGGGAACTGGCCGACAAGTACGGCCTCGACGCAACGGCACGAATTATTGAGTCAGTTCTTAAAGACTGAGAAAGGAAACTATTATGAACAACAACTGGTGGCAAACTGTCGTTGAAAACTTATTCAAGGTCAAATCTCTCGTTACAATCTTGCTTACCACAGCATTCGTCGTAATGGCGCTCAAGGGCGGAGTGGAACCGAAAGATTTCTATTCTATCATCGTTATGGTACTCACGTTCTACTTTGGATACCAAAGCGCAAAGAGCGAAGACAAGAACAAACCAACACACGATGACCAAGAATAATCACTGCATCCGTATGGAAGGAGGAACGTTAAAATGACGATTCAGGATGCACAAAAGAAACTTATCTCCGTAGCAGAGGCTGAAGAAGGGTATTTGGAAAAAGCTTCGAATGCGCAGCTTGACGATAAGACGGCAAATGCCGGCTGGAACAATTACACGAAATACGCCCGCGATCATGCGAAATGGGGGACGTATCATGCTCCAAAACAAGGGCTTGCTTGGTGTGATATGTTCGTTGACTGGTGCTTCATCACGGCGTTTGGATTCGACATTGGCATGAAGATGACCTGTCAACCGAAGGGCGCGTATGGTGCAGGATGTACGGCATCGTACAACTACTACCGGTCTGCCGGTCAATCTGTCACTCTCGCGAATGTGCAGCCGGGCGATCAGATTTTTTTCGGAAATCCCGGAAACATGACACATACCGGACTTGTGTACAAGGTGGATAGCACGAAAATCTATACCATCGAAGGAAACACAGGAGCTGGAAGCAATGTCGTGATTGCGAATGGCGGGGGAGTATTCAAGAAGTGGTATTTCCGCAATTCTTCGGCTATCGGCGGCGTTGGAAGGCCGAAATGGGAACTCGTCACAAACACGGCGCAGAGCGCGACACCACCGTCAAACCCGGAATCTACTTCTGTGACCTACGCAGAGTTCCAAGGCGGCATTTTTGCAGAAATCCCATTCTCCTGCATTGACCGCATCGAACACGTCAAAATGAGCGACGCAAGAGGCGAGACGACTGGCAGCGTAGCAATTCGCGCACAATGGAATGGCCGGTATCCAGACATCGTTATCAACGCCGAGCTGTTCAACTACGGAAAATACACGCCGGCCTCTGGCGTCAAGCACAAGGGAACCATGGAATATCAGGGGTGGCAACCGTTCATTGGCTTCAAGGACTACAAAACACCCATTCAGGAACCGCGTGGAGCCGTCACATCACCAGATGCAGTTGGTGGCTACCCTGCTATGGTTCAAAACGGCACGAAGGATTTTAGCGTCCCCAGAGGGCTAGAGGGCAACAAGTCCCGGACGGCGATGGGACTGCGTGGAAAGACTCTTGGGATTATTGTCACCGAAAAGCAAGTCCCCATGGACGTTGTTGCAAACAAGTTCGTCAATGAGAAGTACGATTTTGCAATCAATCTTGACGGCGGCTCGTCCAGCAGCTACGTCATCCCCTCAAAAGTGTGGGCGCGTCCGAGCAAACTGCGTGGATTCGTTGCAATCTGGTTGAAGGGCGGAAGCGGAAACTACTTGAGCAAGCGGCAATACGGAAACAATTACGCGCAGACGAAACCAATAAAGTCGGAAACCTGGATAGAAACGGACAAAACAGCATCGAAAGGTGTCAAACTGAAAGTCATAGCGAGTGGACTGAACCTTCGTGCTGCCGCTACTACCAGCAGCGAAATCCGATTCGTACTCAAGTTTGGCGAACTGGTCACATGGTATGGGTACCAGACGAAGAACTGGTATTATGTGCGAACAGCCAGCGGAAAAGAAGGATACGTCAGCAAAAAATACGTCAGGAAACTGTGATAGCGGAGGGAACACACAATGGACGAAAATCAGGAAATGAAACGGTTTGCGGACAGACTATGGGAATATTTCAAACCTAAAATTGAAGAACTGACACGTTCCAATGTGTGGTACTTCCGCGCTCAAGTTACGAAACCGGCACTGGATGGAAAAATCACGGTGCAACGTCCGTTCGATGGGGAAATTGCGCTCCCGTATGTGAGCAGTATGGAAAACGCTGCGATTGGGACTCAAGTCACTGTGTTTGTGTTTGGTTCCAGCATGACAAACGCCGTCATTTGCGGAAATGGTTCATTGAGCATCCTTGGCGGTAGCCCATCGTCTGGCGGCGGAGGTGGTAGCGCCGAAAACGCTGTTCTCTATGTCGCACAAATACTGAGTGCGGCACAACAATCGCAGGCAAGAAACAACATCGGCGCAATTTCTGCTGATGAACTTTCTGGAAAACAAGACACGATTGAAGCAGCTGGGCTTCTGAAAGGGGACGGGAACGGCGGTGTAACAGCCGCTGTTCCCGGAACAGATTACCTTCAGAGCGCACCTGTTACCTCTGTTGATGGGAAGACGGGTGCAGTTGTCTTGTCTGGTTCCTACGTAACCCCAACTCAGCTTGCAGAGAAGCAGCAGAAAATCATGGTCAAGGGTATTCTGGAAGGTGATGGAACCGGAAATATTCAAGCTGCTGGAACCCTAGAAGGTGCTCTTGTGGAATACTCCGGAAGCGGTACAACGGACTACGATGGATTGCAAAACAGGCCACAGGTAAATGGCGTTACGCTTGAAGGAAATAAGACTTCCATAGAACTCAGTTTGTACGGCAATGGAAATCCCCCTCCGTACCCCGTTGCTTCTGTGAACGGAGAAACCGGAGAAGTCATGCTTCATGACCTCAAATACACTGCGCAGAGCCTTACAAGTGCACAAAAACAACAGGCGAGATTGAACATTGATGTTCCTGCGACTGATGAAGTTCTGCTTCTGGAAGACACTGTGACAGGAAACTATATCAACATTCAAAAGGCAATGACAGCAGGCTCATTGCTTAAAGTGACTGCTGTTGACGCAGATGGAAACCCGACCGCACTTGCTGCAGCGATTCCGGGGACGGACTATATGCCGGCTGTCCCAGTTACCGCATCAGACAATGGGAAAACGTTGAAAGTCGTCAATGGTGTATGGGCGGCATCAAATTGATGGAGGAATGAATAACCATGAGATTATTGACAGTTGGAGGGAAAGTGGTTTCGGTCAGTGGAAAAGCCATTGAAATACCTGACTCATCTGGCGGAGTATATCAAATCGCAGTGGAAACGAGCGCGGGGGCATCTGTTTCAGCATCAAAAGGCACAACGACAGTTTCCGGGACGGCAGACACCAGCGGTAGTTGCACATTAACACTCTACGAACCAGGTGAGTGGAGCGTCAGTGCTTCACTGAACAACGTCACTAAGACACAGACCGTCAGCATCGGGACTCAGAGCATGAAGCTGCCTTTGATCGAGCTCGCGGACGCGTTTGCGGCAAACAGCTGGGAGACGATCATTGCGGCGTGCCAGTCCGGAAACGTTCCTGACAGCTGGGCTGTGGGCGACAGCAAACCAATGGCGATCAACGGTACGAATTATCAGATCGATATCATCGGCAAAAATCATGATGTCTATACGGACGGCTCAGGTACGGCTCCACTGACATTCCAACTGCATGATTGTTACAGCGAAGCGAAGCAGATGTACAGCACCGACCTGAGCGGTCTCGGCTGGAAGAACACCGATATGCGCCTGACCTATCTGCCTGCGATTCTGGCGTTGATGCCGGCGGAGGTGAAGAACGGCATCCACGCGGTAAACAAGAAGACATCTGAGGGGGGCAACAGCACGACGATTGAGACAGTATCGGACACGCTGTTCCTGCTTAGCGAGGTGGAGGTTTTTGGGACGAATCATTCTTCTGTACCCGGAGAAGGAATCCAATACGACTATTACAAGGCGGGCAACCCGAAGATCAAGAAGAGAGAAGGCGTTGACGAATTCTGGTGGGAACGGTCATCAGCCAGCGGCGGTATGTTTTGCAGAGTCAGAGATAACGGCCAGGCGGGCGCGTCCAATGCCTCAAGCAGCCTCGGCGTAAGCTTCGCATTCTGCTTCTGAGCAAAATAGAACCGGGGGATAATTGACTCCCTCGGTTCTTTGCATATTAGTCGTGATCTTCATCAAAATACATGATGCCGTCTTCACCTGAATCAAAGATTATTCTGTATCCCATATAGATGATTTCTTTTTGGTGATCCCAGTCTCTGCCGCATGGCATACCAAACAAGCCATGATTTTCTTCAAGCCACCGGAGTGTGTTTGGCGTTGTGTGAATTGGGCCGATGACGTTTCCTCCGCATAGCTGACAAAGCTCCATAGCAACAGAATACGTTGGCGTCATTGGGGTTCCTCTTCCGCTTGCCGTAATCTGCCCGTTTGGCTTCCTGACGAAAAATTTCCTCATCGCAATCCCTCCAAAAAAATCTCAGCCTGCGCAGTCTTCCTCTGACATCAGTACGGAACAGAATCGGTCTTCCGGAAGCTTTAACGCTGCTGCATCTACGCTTTCTGCCTCGACAGTGATGAACTCAGCATCTTTTTCCCGGTACATCACATGGAATGTATAGCGCTTGCTGATTACGTTCGTTCGGAGTTTACCTTCCATGCACAATCATTCCTTCCAAACGTTTGCGACAGTGAATGTCATGCGCAGCCGACAGTTGACATCGGCGAGCGTCACCATATCTGCCAGCTTGTACATTTCTGAAATGCGATTGCGGATGCTGTCATTGAGAATACTGACTGGAAGAGGGAAGTCAACGTAGACGAACGTATTCTGCTCACGCAGTTCCAAATCATCCGCGTGCCACGGGGTACGCATTGCCTTGGAAATCGCTGCCGCGTGTTCCTTGAGTTTGCTGTATACCTCGACCTTCTCAGGAACCATCTCGTTCCCCCGGAATGCCTCATTCTTCGCTGCCATTGCAGCCACCATATCCTGAATATCCATTGCCATTGTGTTTGCCTCCTATAATTTTTGATTTGCCCATGATGGGCTTCTGATTGTGTTTCTACCGATATTTCACGTTTTGTCCCGCTTTGGGAAAAGTTTTTTTAACTCTCGCACATTCCGCACCACGATTTTTACTGCGTCATCAACGATTTCGATATATCGTTCGAGGTTCAGCCCGCAGTTATAGCCCATATCATTTGCATTCGGGTTGAGTTTGTAATCTAAGCTGAACCGGATGGCCGAACGTGCGCGTTCCTCAGAATATCCGGAAGCGAGAAGCACACGGGACGGGGCGTTATCTCCGCTAGAACACGCCGCACCGGATGAAACCATCAATCCGTCAGCCGCAAGACGCAGGACAAGTGCGTGGTTCTCGATGTTCGGGAAGGAAACGTTTGCAATGTACGGAGATTGCATGATTTCATTTCCCTTGTAAAGCAGCCCATTAAGCTGTGCGTCCGGTACTTCGTTCATGATACCATCAATCAGGCGGTCATGCAAGGTGGCTGCTGCATTTTTGAACTCTTCTATATGGTCTGTCCTGAACACTAACGCTTCTGCAAATGCGGCTGCAAGTGGAGCAGAAGGCGTTCCAAAATGGAAATTCGTTGTGATTGCTTCCGGATTTCGCGCGATCAACACGCCGATTCCAATCGGAGCACCAAACTTGTGACCACCTCCGCAAATGAAGTCTATTCCGCTTTCACGGAAGTTGATTTTTTGCTTCCCCATGGCTGCGGTACAGTCGGAGAACGTCAAATCATACCCTGAAAAGGCACTTCTTAAATCATAGATTTCACCGGTTTCGTTGTTGGTGCAGATATGAGCGAAACCGTGAAACTCATTGCTTGTACGACTGATAAGTATGTGATCGGTAATGCTTGATACAGCCGAATGCTCTACGAGACTTGCAGTAACTTCACGGCATTTACCAAGCATAATTTCAATCGCGATTCTGCAAGCCTCCGTCGCGGATGAAACAAAGAACACTTGATCTGAGTTGCACTTTAAGCACTGCGCTACAGCTTCACGGGAAGCTTCCAACGCATTTCTGGCACTTTGCCCAAAAGAATGTAAAGAGTTTGGATTCCCCCACACTGCCGTTGATGCTGCATTGAAGGCGACCTTTGCGCATTGAAGTAGGGGCGAAGTAGCAGCATGATCAAGGTAGATCATTCTCCCACCTCAATATCCTTCGGCCAACGCGGCAGCGCAGCGGCGCAGATCTTCTCATAGATTTCTTTCTGTGCAAGCAGCGTATCGCGTTCCTTCTGAATCACACGATATGCGTCTTCTAATCCGAATGGCTCGTTGAGCGGAACACGTACCTTTTCTGGTTCCAACGATTGAGATACATCTACGGTGCAGGTAGGGTGGACGGTAAGCCCTAGGGAAACAAGAACAGCCTGGTCGACAAGTTTCATTTCATCAGCTGTCAACGTACAGTAGTAGTTCTCCAGACGTTCCTTGTCAACTGTGTAGATAGCCTCACAAAGCGCAGTAGACTGCTTGCCCATCGTTTCAATGGAAACGTGTGTAGGCATCGGTTTTTTCTCGGCAGTTGTTAAATAAACTATTTCTACAGTTTCGGAATATGTATTGTTCTTATCGTTGCTGACAATGATTGCTGGGCGATTCTTTCTCGCTTCTGACCCGACAGCAGCATAGTCCTGACGAACCCAGAAAATGTCGCCCCTATGGATTCTTATATCCTGCATAGAAGTGTATCCTTTCTGTATTTTTCAATATGTATAGGGGCTGTGAAGCCCCATGAATTACTTCGCGACTGCGTTTTTCAGAATGCTGCTCGGCGAGAATTTGACCGAAAAACGGGCTGGAACCTTGATGCTTTCACCGGTCTTCGGATTCCGCGCATCTCTGGCATTCTGGTACTTCGCAACAAACTTACCGAAGCCTGCGATGGTGACATCTTCGTGCGAAATAAGAGATTCTTCAATCGCTTCAAAAACAGCATCGACAGCTTCAAGGCTGGCGTTCTTCGGCATATTGGTAATGCTGGAAACTGCCTGAACGAGTTCTTCCTTGTTCATGTGTAATCCTCCTTTCTCAAGAATGAATGGTGGGCCGTGTAGGTGTCGAGCCTACGGCCGAGCCGTTATGAGCGGCTTGCTCTACCGTTGAGCTAACGGCCCATCTATGACCGGCTTAACGTACCGGACGTGAGGTTTTGCGCGCAAACCAACGGAAAATTAGGTGGTTGCACACCGGCGCTTGTTTATCAGCAGTCCTGAAAGCGTTCCCAAAGGTGCTGCCTAGCTTGGTGGATTTCAGTTCGCCCCAAGCATTACGAACAAGTGCGGATTCATCCAGTTCGACCACTAGTGAGTCTTTCCCGGCAAGCTGAACGGGACGTTCCAGAATGGACTTGTGCCGTCTCTACGAAGGTCTATATCCGCTTGACCTTTACCTTTTTGGCCGAAACACGCAAACGACTTTTACTGCGCTGTCGGCACGAGTGTTACCTCGCCCCGGTGGGTTTCCACCACTATATTCTGTTGGTTCCGGCATCCCACGCATCAAGCGCAGGGGATATGATGGCTGTTCATCAAACTCCACTTAGCCGTTTCGCAACACAGTATTCCTGTGAATGCGGCACCATCATATATTGCAGCGTGGCGACTATCCCGCTTTCTGGCCCATACAGCTGCATTGTGCCTCGTTCTCCTTGGACACTGCGGGTACAGCGTCTTTAGCCGGTGGCCCTGCGGTATGCCCGATGCCGGCCAGCGGCGGGCCTGCTGTGCAGGGTTTATGAATCCACCTTGTTATGATCTCGCGCGGAGAACCCCAACGGGCGGCTGGCAGGGGTAGCAGGATTTGAACCTGCGAATATGGGAGTCAAAGTCCCATGCCTTAGACCGCTTGGCGATACCCCTGTATGCAGGCTCATGCAGCGGCGTCCCGCCGAACCAACCTGTAACCTCGACCAGAGCAGGCCCCGGTCGAGTAAGCGGCATTTCCGATTAAAGCATGATTTGATGATTCCTTGTCTCCATCTCCACCTTGTTATCCTCATGATGGACGATCTGAGTGGGGAGTTCCCATTTCGCTTGTTTACTCCCAAACTTCGCTATCGGCTATATCAACCCGACGACACCGCTGCCAGATGCGGAGGTTTCATTCCATCGGGGGAAGTCATCCGATGGCGGGCATGGTGCGAAGCGCCTTATCCGCTTGACACTCCCCACGGCTAAAGCCGGGGGATTCTCGTTTCAACGACTGTTGCGCCGTAGTTGCGTCTTACATGGTCTCCACGAGCGTATGGGTTCGGGCGTGTCCCGCCCTACCGTAAACTTGTAGGAATTTCCCGTAGCAGCTGATACTAACCAGGCAGATTTGCGGACTTCGCTGGTGCGGCTCGGCAGAATCGAACTGCCTCGGGTCAGTTGCTCGTCGCTGCCCTTTACCAAATGCCGCGTGTTGCCACACTGACGCAGTGGCTGCGGAGGGTTGAACTTTATTTGTAGAAAGCGCCACGACTCCCACAAAAGGGCGCTTTGGTGGATGCGGCGGGGATTTGAACCCCGCATGGTGCAGGCAGTATGCGACGAGCTTTATTCCCGTCCGAGGTGGCTGCTTCAACCCCAATATGTTTGAGTGTGCCGCGCTTTCCTGCACCGCATACCCTTGCTGCCTTTTCCATTCGGCCACGCATCCATTTTGACCGTCTTCCACGCTTAGATTTTCACACGCTACCGGCAACTACAGTCCGAAGATCAGCAGCCCCTATTCCGTCAGGTCAAACCGGTCTTGACGCATCAAGACAAGCGCAGTTTTCAGCGGGCATTGTCATTCTTTGTGGGGTGAGACGGGAACCGCCCACATCAGCCGGGAGCGACCCGGCAACTGGTGGAACCGACCAGACTCGAACTGGTGGCCTCCTGATCCCAAATCAGGCGCGCTACCAACTGCGCTACGGCTCCATATTGGCGGCAGATGGAGGTGTCGATCCCCACGGCTTTCGCCGCGCACTGTTTTCAAGACAGGCTCCGAGGCCGCTCGAATTCATCTGCCGTATTAGTTGGAGGTTTTGCACCATGCACGTTCAGGAGTCGAACCTGACCGTTTGGGGACTCGGACCCCGCTGCACCTCCAAGGATGACCGCCACCCTATATTGCGCGGAATTGGTTTCGTCACCGCACCATGAGCCTTTAACCAAGCCTGCTCTTTGTCTGTTTCCCGAATTATTGAACAGCAGTCAACGTTGCGTGTTACGCGCGATATTCACCAACGATTTTTGCCCGCGCTGTTGTGTTTGGCGTACCAGCGCAACGAGGACTTTCATGGGTTCCGATTTTCTACACAGCGGCACGCTTATGCGAACTAGCCAAACTCGGATGGTATCTCAACACCTTTCGGCGATGAAATCTTTCAATACTTTTTTTGCAAATTCAAGCTGCGACCGGATGCGTTCATAGTGGCCTGAATACAAGATTGTTTTGATACAGCATACGCTATCGATTGCATCCCGCACGTCCTTGTCGGTACTGTCAAGTGCCGCATAGACCGGCAGATTGTCTTTCTGAATTACATCACGATACCATGTGTTGAAACCAGTGTGTATGTCTGTACATCGGGGATATCCGGCTTCAAAGCCTGCACTGTACACATCAAACAGGAGCGATTTAATCTGCGCGTCGCTGAAATCAACCGACCTGATATCGTTCATGTTCCTGACCCCGTGTACCTGCCCTTGCACGCTTGCCAACATAATTGGCATGATTCAAAGATGCAAGGGAGTCCTACGAATTCCGGTAGAGAGCATCGTTCGTTCATCAAATCTGGGTACAGAGCCTTCATTGCGAAAAGGTTCCTTGCTCCGTCAGGCCCGACGAACATCGGATTTCCTTCCGGCGCATAGTGCCGGATCTGAACTGGAATCTCATCCCGTGTTTCGTAGTAGTTGACAGAAACCGGGCGCGATGCACTATCTACGACAACGTAGACGTTTTTTGTGCCGTTGGTTAAGTAACGAATATCCAGACTCATGATTTACCTCCATTTGAGTCAAATTTGTTTCTGAGCTTTTCCAGCGATTGGTTGAACGCAAACTTCCTAGCAGCAGAATTTCGGTCTTCAAGTTTTGGAACGTAGACTTCTTCTCCGCAACTTATACAACAGGGTCTATTCTCAATATAGCTGAAACGCACCCCACAAACATTCACTCTCATGCGCTGAAGCTTTATCGAATACTCCGTCTTCTTACCGCACCTGATGCAGTACGCGGTATTGTTTTCGCCCATCGTTTTACTCACTTCCCTAATTTTTCACAGTCATCCACTCTCGGCCCCCAGAACCGCCATTACTCAACGCCTAGACGCGGCATTGCGCCGTTGGTCTGCGTCGCCACACCAGTTTTTCTTCCATCTTTCACGCCTCACAGCGAACCGTCTGGAAGCCAAGAGGGATTGACCACGGAACTTTTCAGCCCTGCGCCGGTGCATCGGTCGCATCCGTTTCCTCTAACCATTAAGCCGGAGCCAGCTACTGTAAATCTGCGCCCTGTCGTACTTGCACTACCTACAGGCCGAGCGGTTGGCCGGATATATCAATTTCACCAAGCCTTTGGAACTTCAACACTTTCCCTGGGTCCGCCGCAATACCCATGTGGTTGCGATAGAGTGCTCGGCCGCGCATGACCGAAGAAATGATACAGTCCATAGCTACCTTCAGCGAGTGTAATTTTTCGGGCACACCGGTTGCAAATCCGGTGGACGGCCTATCCTCGCTACTTCTTGTGAAATTTCTTTGCGCTACACTCTACCGCATGGACCAGCATACGAGACTCGAACTCGCGCTCTCAGTTTGGAAGACTGATGTGCTACCGCTACACCAATGCTGGGTATTGCACCCCGTTTTACACGGTTACGGGTGCGCTCTTAGTCGAAACCCACAGCTGATCTTCTCAAATCAGAGCACCGGAATCTCTAACATGTCCCGGCGAGCGCCTGCGCTTACGTGGGTGACGCTTTTCTTCATTAGAAAGGAGGCCATATGCCGTGCCGCAGAAAAATCGAAAAAACTGCGGCATTGTGGTGGAAATCGGATTTGAACCGATACCGAGTGGATTATGAACCAACCAGTGCGCCATTGTTCCACCATGTATCCAGGCTTGTTTCAAGCCCGGATAACTCTAGTTTTCTTGGTTTTTCTTCCCGACATTCTTGCTCCCAAAGTCTTTAGTTTTCTTGGTTTTTATCACGCTATTCCCGGCTGTGGTATTTGTTTCAACCGGAGTGTTCCGAAAAAATCATCGCCGGCAGCCTCCAATTTGTCAATGTTTCTCCGCGCCTGACGCTCTTTTTCATCCTGCACTACTTTTGTTAAGCGTCTGTTTTTTCGACTCGTCAGTTTTCCAGAATAAACTTGCGTCGTAGACACCGACTCGTGTCCAAGCTTTGCCTGCAATTCCTCGAAGGTCATTCCGCTGTTCAGATCGAGCCTTGCTCCGACATGCCGCAGATCGTGGGAACGAATCATGTCTACACCAGTTACAGCCTTTACATGCCTCCGAACGACGTCTGACAGCCATTGCCGAGTCCCTGCGTGCCATTCTTCGCCTTTGTTGTCACCTTTGAATTTGAATGTCGCTTCTGTCCCAAAAAGCGGATCTGTGCTATCGACAGTCACTGGTCGGATTCCGCTGTTCAGATACATACGGATGGCAGTCTGGGCGATGATAGGAAAGTCCACTTGACGGAATTTGTCTCCTTTTCCGTGTTCGACGGTCAACTCTGCGTTTTCCCAATCGAGATCGTTCGGAGTTAGCGCCAGAAGTTCACTGTTTCTGATTTCTGTTGTCAGAAGCAAAATAACAATGGCGTAGTTTCTCGGCCAGAGATATGGACGCTTGAGTCCTTTCGGCGGATTATTCCTCCATAGCAGCAAAACCTGTTCGTCGGTCAGAAGCTGGTCATACGGGCGTTTCTCCAATTTTCTTGTGTCTGGCATCAGGAGTTTTGAAACTGGATTTCTGTCATACCATCGGTTTTCCCCCAATTCATCAGAAGAAGCAAAATTGTAGAGTGCGGAAAGAACCGTCAGGTATTGCCTGATTGTAGTCGGCTTCTTGCCATCCCTGCGCAGCTGATCTCGCCATGCTTGAATGTCCGTGAAGCTTTCTTCGCGTCTGTCCCACAATTTGTTTTCCAACATGAAATCGGAAAACATTTTGAACACAAACTCTTCGTTTTGAATTGTTGTTTCAGAACGGCCTATCGCTCGAAGGTTTTCTTCGTATGCAATCATTGCTGACCGGAATTTTTCATAGGCGCTTGGAAATCCCATATGAAATCCTCCTTACATTTTTCATTATACTCCTAGGGGCAAATGTTTTTTTACATTCTTATGTCAACCAGCCTCTCCTTTGCCTTTGCTTCCCCTGGCAAAGCCGAGCGTCACGTTACCGGGCGTCGCTTTTCCATTGCATTTCGCTGCTTGACGTAGCCAACCTGCACCACTTCAATGCTGCACAACTCAAAACACTTCCATGACTTGCCATGCCGTTTCACCGCGTAGCGACTCAATCCGTATCACCGCCCAGCCGTTGCAGATCAAATCGATGCTATACCCTGGCCTTTCGAAGCATTGACGTACTTCACCGTTGCTGTTCCCACTGTCACCGCGCTTTGCCATTGCATTCCATGGCCAGACCGCACCTTGCCTTTCCCTAGCTCTACTAAACTCCGAACCGCTGTTCCATGGCTACCCGTTGCTCAACTAATCCGCCGCTCTGCTTGACTGCGCGATACACTTCCATTTCATTTCAACGATATTCTCAGCTGTCCTTTGCCGTCGCTATGATTATCAGGTCGATACACTTCCGTTGCTGTGCCATGCGAATCCGTGCAATTCCATCGCCATTTCAACGCAAGACAGCGCTTCGCGTTTCCGTTGCTATCTATGCCTTGCCATACTTTGCTCTTCCTTTGCTCCGCGTAACTGTCCCAAGCAATGCCTTTGCTTCACGTCACCAACCCCGCATCGCCCTTGCGTTTCTGTGCGCGGCTCCATGCCAGTCCATCGCGCTTCGATTCATCTCAATGCCTTTGCCAAACAATGCTTCGCCGCTCAGTCCTTCGCCCTTGCGTTTCTGTGCGCGGCGACTCTTTACTTTGCCATTCCTTTGCTCAACAATACTTCGCCGCTCTTCGCCATTTCTGAGCTTTTCTATTCTTTGCTACTCCGTTGCTGCGCGTGCCTTGGCCCGTCAATGCCATTGCTTTTCCAGGCGCATCGAGGCGACTCATTTCGATGCCCAGCCATCGCGTGTCACTGCTTCTCAATACTTCGCCTTCACTATGCGAAACGTCTCCCAGCTGCTCCATTTCAGCGCTACGCCAGTCTCCGCTTTTCCTTTGCGTTGCCGAGATACGCATCGCCCCGCGAAGCCTCTGCTGTTCTTCTGGTTCCAAAACAGAACTCAGCCTATCCTATGCAGTTCTTGGCCGTGCGGCGCTCCACCTCTCCGCTGCTGTGCTTTTCAACTCTCTGCCGTTCCTTTGCAATGCCACGCAGGGCGGAGCAAGGCGCACCCAAGCCTTCGCCGTTCTGGGCCAGGCCGCGCTGTCCTCAGCCATTGCCCCGTTTGGCGGGCCTATCAGCCCGCCTTTTCCTCAGGGAAGAAGTTCGCCTCCTGCATCATGTAACCGAATTTCTCTGCCGTGCCGCCAAGGTTGTTGCCTTCCTCGTCGAGCATCTTGTAGACGAACCGGCCCTTGCCGGAGTTACGCCACTGACCGAGACCACGGAAGAATCCATTGTCCAGCCACTCCATCAGCAGTGCTTCGTGCGCCGGGTCTGCGAGTGTTACGCCGAACTGAATCGAGCTTCCAGCCGGGATTTCCTCGGAGTTTGCGAGGCTCACGCGCTCACCCTGCGCAGTCTGCGCACGGAGCGGCCGCTGGCATTCGCCGATTTCTCCGTTGACGTTGATGGAAATTGCGCGGGGGAAGGGGAAGATCATACCGTCGATGACCTTCTTGAACGCTTTCAGGCCGCTGGACTTTGTGTACTTGGCACGGGCGAGGGCGCTGCAAGTGTCTTTGAAAAAGCCTTTAATCTGGTAATCCCAGAATACGGGCTTGCCATCGACACGGGGGAATACCGTCATTGCCTTATCAGCTACAGCTTCCGCGCCGATTGCTGCAACCTCATCTTCGATTGTGTTTGCGTCCGGAGACTTGGACGCGATGAAGTCACGCGCCACATTCTCGTTGCTCGGCCAGGTGCCCAGCACCGGCTCGATGAACGTGAGCTTGATGTACCGTCTGATCGCCTTTGTTTCCTGTGCTTCCTTAGTTGCCTTTGCCATTTTGAATTACCTCCATAAAATAATTGTTGTTGTGTGATTGCTTACATTTACTGTTCTACCGGGATTCTGGTTTTGTCCCGGAAAATCTACGCTTTTTGCGGGTATCTTGCGGGAACTTACGGGCATTTTGCGGGTTCACAAGCCTGCTTCGCAAGTTTGTCGAAGGATTCAAACCTTCTTACAATCGGGACGCACGCTGTTTCAGCGTAGAGTGTCCATGAGCCGTCGCAAGTGTTATAAAATACGTCGAAATCCGCTGCTGTCTTTTCTGGATATTTCGGCGTGTACCCGGCACTGTATCCGTTTCTGCACTGTGAGAAGTTCCAGTGCTTTGCAACGAAGTTAGGCCAGTAATCGCGGAAGCCTGTACAGAAATCTCTAAAGGTCATGTCAGTCTGCCTCCCGAACGGATTTGTACCCGTAGTCATGATGGACGAACTCTTTCAATTCCTCTGCGGTCATAAGTCTGGCCATCTTATCGATAGCTGCAATGTTGCGGCGGCAGGTGGCTTTTTCGGCCTTCGTCATGGACTCACAATCCAGCCAGTTCCGACGATCCCATTCCATGTATTCGGCAGCAGACATCGGAGTTTCGCACGCCATGTCTTCCGTCTTCCGGAACGCATAAGAGATCTTTCCGTCTTTCGTGAAGTCGATGAACAGCTGGCCGTCGTTGTTGTCCTGCCAGTCAAACACAACATCATTGAAAGGCTTGTCTGGAAAAACGTCCTTCCATTCTTCGATGATCTTGCTCGAAATCTGGTAGTCCTTGAGGTCGAAGTTTACGTCCAGGATGCGGCCCAAATGTTCGACGTTCACGTCGCGGAGAAAAATCCAGTTGCTGTAGTCCTTGACCGAATCGATGTACTCAATGCCGTATCTAGCACGCGAAATCATTCGCTCGGCATAGTTCCATTGATAGTAGTTTGCGACGATGAGCTGCCCGGACGCGCGGACATAGATCTGTGAACGCTGTCCCATTTCAGATACCTCCGTACATCAGATCAGCGACGCGAACGTCGAACGTTTCCTCGAACCAGTGCCAAATTTCCTCCCGATTTGTTCCGGCCGGGAACCCGTGCCATGCTTCCTCTATGCACTCTGTTTCTGGGTTCATCGGCACATCGCCGAACTCGTTCCATAATTCCTTGACTTTCTTCATTGTTTTTGGCCTCCTGTATGGTGTTTTGTCTTACACCTATGTTTCTACCGAAAAAATGGATTTGTCCCACTTCCAAATAAATTTCTTACCGGAAATCATGCTCAAAGAAGTCTTCACAAGCGCGTTCATGTTTGAGAAGCCCTTCTCTGGACTTTTCGTATAAGGCTCTGGTAAACTCTACTTCACGAGAAAGTTCGCTATCTTCCGGAGAAAAGTCCGCTGTGTCACGCGCAGAATTCAGTTTCTCGCGCAGGAGCTCGCATTCCTTTTCCCGGATGTTTTTCTCTTTCTCAAGCAGAGAAGCGATGGTTGAAAGTGTCGCATATGTCATTCCTCAATACCCCCAATCTTGAATGACCTTTCCATCTTTGACGAGCCTCGGAAAGAACTTCCCGCCCGTTGCCTCATCCATTTTCTGCGCGGCCTCCCGCGCCTGATCGACACTCTCAAATGTGCCAATCAGAGCGGGGAAGTCGGAATAGTTGTCGTACAACGTGTACAACCGCACACCTCCGTTCAAACCGTCGCAAGCACACCGCTCGTGATGAGCAGCGTGGCGGCTGCGGCAAGCGATGATACGACGATCACGATAGAGGCAATACAGCGGTGTTTGCGTTCCAAATACCGTTTGTAGGCCCGCTGTGCGTTTCTGGCGCGCACAACGTCTGCGTGGTGATTAACCAGATGGCTGAAAACATCTTCTGGGGTGAGTTCCGGCACATAGACCAGATCGGTTGATTTTTTGCTTTTCATTGAATTTTACGTCCTTTCTCTTTCTATTTCTGCGTATTTCTACGGTTTGCTATCTACCGAATATCTGTGTTTGTGACACTCCCCACGGCTAAAGCTTGGGGATTCTCGGTTCGCTGACCGTCGCACCGTAGCGGCGTCTTACACAGTCTCCCTGAGCGTATAGGTTTGGGCGTGTCCCGCCCTACCGTATGTTTAGGCTAGGCCAGTAGGCGCAATCCCTCGCTTAGAATATTTTTTGCTGCGTTGATGTCCCGGTCATGGTGCGTCCCACATTCAGGACACGTCCAATCCCGCACCGCCAGATTCTTCGTGTCGGTATTCCGATACCCGCAGCAGGAACATAGCTGACTGGATGGGAAGAACCGGTCTATCGCTATGATCTTTTTCCCATACCACGCGGCCTTGTACTCTAGCTGCCGCCTGAACTCGCCCCACGATGCGTCGCTGATGGACTTCGCAAGGCGATGGTTCTTGACCATGTTCTTCGGTGCTAAGTCTTCGATGCAGATCACATCGTTCTCGCGGATGAGCTGCGCTGAAAATTTGTGCATCATGTCGCTGCGCTGATTTGCGATGTGCTCATGCAACCGTGCCACCTGAATCCTCGCTCTCTCGCGTCGGTTGCTCCCCTTTGGCTTTCGGGAGAGCTGCCGTTGCAGTCTGGCAAGTTTCTTTTGGTTCTTGGCTAAATAGCGCTGGTTCTGGTATTCCATCCCTTCGGACGTGATTGCGAACGCTTTCAGTCCCATATCAACGCCGATCACAGCACCGGTCTTCGGCAATGGCTCGATTTCAACGTCAGTGCAGCAGAGTGATACGAAATATTTGCCGCTTGGATTCTGTGATACTGTGGCAGAGAGGATTCTACCCTCAACCTTTCGACTGATACGGCATTTGACTTTTCCCAGTTTCGGCAGTTGAACTGCATTGTCAAAAACTCTGATGCTACCATTTGACTTATAGCTCTGTCTGTGGTTGCGCTTGCTTTTGAACTTTGGAAAACCGGGCTTCTCGCCGTTCTTTACTCGGCGAAAAAAGTTCTTATATGTGGCGTCTAAATTCCTCACAGCATTTTGCAAGGCGCATTTATCTGGCTCTTGCAGCCATCCGAGTTTCTGCTTGAGTACAGTGAGTTCCTTATCCTGCTGAAATCGTGTAGGAGATTTCCCAGTCTCTCGATACTGCGCAATGCGTTCAGAAAGAAAGTGGTTATACACAAATCGAGCACAGCCGAAAGTGCGCTGTATTAAGTTTCTCTGAGCCGCATTTGGGCACAGCCTAAATTTGTAGGAATATTCCATGTTTCATCTCCAACAATAAGTAGACTTGCAGCCCTTTACCCCATGCCTAAAGGCAGGGGCTTGTGGGCTGTTTCTTTGTCATTTTGATTTTCTCCCCTGAATTTTTCCTGATGATTGATGTTTGTGAAGCCACCGAGAAACTACTTTTTCGTTCAGTTTCTCGGAAAGACTGCTTGATTCTTCTCACTGCACCACGCCGCCCAAATCTCCGGCACATCTTCGCCGAGATTCAGCCGTTTGAAACAGAACATCATGAACCGGACAAATTCGTCCATGTCATCGACTTTTCCAAGAAGTTTTCTGAATTCGTTTTCCATGGTATTTTCTCCTCTCACATGTTAGAAAGTCTTTCGGTTAAGAACTGCGCCGAATGGCGCTGAATGATTGCGGAGTATATCGCCCGGAGTTTCGGGTCTGCTGCAATAACGGTCAGCTTGTTTACCGCCTGAATTTCGGCGGACTTCGCACCGCCTGCTTTCATCCGCTCCCGCTGGTTATTCACGCGGGTTTCGAGCTTTACACGCGCGTCCGCTTCCAGCTCGTCATAGGTCTGCTTGGTGAATTGTTGATAATTCAGGCCGTTTTCAAAACAGACCCGGCGGATTTTCTGGCGCGTTTCATCCTGCCAATGGTCGCGGCTGACAGTAGGGTAGGATAGCGCAGAAAATGCTTCCTGTACGGTTTCCTGCGTGGCCTGCGTTTTTTCTTCCAGCGCTTTCATACGCTGCTCCTGCTCCAAGTTGATCTGCACCTGCATGGCGAAAAGCTGCGCCGTGCTCATGGCTTTGGGCGCGGAAAGTTTTTCGCGCATTTCCTCGAATGCTGTGACGTATGCCGCAGTGAACAGGACACCTTTTTCACCGGTCATCTTGTTCGCTACCATGTCGCAGCCCTTTTTGGTCAGAAGGTAGCACGGGAGCGTTCGACCAATGCTGTCTTTGTAGCTGGATTCAATGAAGAAGTCATTGAGCCCAAAATTGGGCTCAATGGTTTTTCCGAGAATTTCAGCATATCCTCGGATGTCCCTGATGAGATGCCGATGATCTTTGCCAATCATTTCCGCGACTTCGCGGCTGTCTACGACTTCCACGCCGTTTTTGTTGATGATTTGTAACTTGTTCAAATTATACACCCCTTTGATCGTTGTTCTGGGAATTTCCCTCTACCCTCATCATAACAAGCGGTGCAAATGTTTTTTTACATTGTTATGTCTACCTAGAAAAGGGTATAAAAATCCCCGTGAAAAAGCGGTTGACTTTCACACGGGTTCCGTCTTATAATAGATTAGACGAAGCCCTTGTGGCTTTGGGCGATAGGGTAGGACGTGCAAACTTTGGTCGGTGAGGACGTTCTACTCTATTTCTTTATCTTGGCGTACTTCTCGCGGATCAAGTCCCGGACAATTTCAGATCGTCCCGCGTTTTCATGCTTGCAGCATTCGTCAAGCTGCTGGACGGTTTCGGCATCCATGCGCACGCGGAGCATATAGTCCTTTGCGGTTCCGTCGAGTTTCGAGCCGTTTTTCTTAGCAACGATTTTCAACACCTCCGTTTGTTGCTACAAATATATTAGCATAATGTAGCTACAAAGTCAACCATAAATTTCACAATCTCAGGAAAATTTTCTTTCTATTTTTCTATCTACACGAAATATGTGATTTGTCCCGGAATGCTTAATATTTACTGTATTTCCACAATAGCACACATGCGCGGTCGAAACGTGTCGCAAAGCGTCGAAAAATACATATATCGTACAAAAGAAAAGCCGCCCGTATAGGCGGCTCTCTTTCAGTCAAACACATAGTCATCGAAAATATTGTAGAAGTGAAAATATGTTATGGACGTATCTGGATATTCTACCGTGATTCCGTCTGTGAAGTTTCTCCAATAGAACACCCTTGTTGACTTATACCCAACCTGTGTATTCGGATACTTGTAATATCCAAGATAATATCCGCCCATTAACTTTTTGCCCGGAAGGTACTGAGAAACCAAGTCATATACATCTACCTGATAAGCACGCAGCGTTGAAATTGCTTCTTCTTTTTGCTCATCTGTGTATTTGATTGAATACTTGAGATCATACCACGGGAAGTAGCATTCGGTCCTCACTTCATAATCCTGCGGGAACATTGATGAAGTGTTTTCTGAAATTGTGACTTTAGCTTTAAAATCGCCAAACGGGGTAGAGATGGTTCCCATCTCTTGATTTATGTAAGAGGCCAGTCCGTCAACAGTTGAAAGGTCATAAGTTTCGCTGATCTCTTCTCCTGCTTGGAAATTATTATTATCCGATTGAACGTCAGAATTTCCGCTAGTTATAAGAACGGCGTTGTTCGCTCCGTCCCAATCAATGCTAACGCCAAGTGCTTCGCTAACCTTTCTAATCGGAAGATATGTTGTCCTTCCGCCAGTGCTGTCAATATAAACCAAACCAGAAGGAGCATTACACCCATTCCCAAGAGGATAAGACCCTCCCTGCCAAACGATTGTTTTTCCGTCTACTTCGACGTTTGGCGATTTAAAACTAATCTTTCCTGTTACGCTAAATTCGGGGAAGTCTATACTTATTTCACCCATTGAAACAGCAACGGCTCCGATGGAAAAAGCAATGACGAGTACGGCAAAAAGAAAACCCATAACAAAAGCTCTGATGTTTTTCATTTGATTTGCTCCCTTCTATGTTAGTCGAAATAAACCTGATCGCCAATCTGAACCATGACCAGCGACACTTTATCCCCGTCCACCTTTGCCATGATTCCCCAAGTTTCTTTCAGCATGGCTCCGTAGCTGTTTTCCGATTCAACGGTTCCTTCCATCATGTATACGCCGTCTTCACCTTTTTGGAATTCGCAGTCAGACATACTGCAAAACTTCGCACTGGAAGGGGATTTCAGGTGGTTCTTCACGCATTTCTCAGCAAGAGTATACACGCCTTCCATGATTTCATCGGAAGAATACTTGGACGAGCTAGACTGTGACGAACTGCTCCCACTATAGCCTGAATAACTCGTGGACGAACTACTTGTACTTGAAGTTCTGCTTGATTCAGATGATGATTTTGGTCTGCCACTTGTCACGCCATTTATAATCCAGATGGTAATTAACGCTGTTGCAAGAACCCCAATGACGATTACAGGCATATGGTCTTTCTTTTTTGCGGATGTTTTATAGTTTCTTCCACCTGACGGAATGGCGGCTTCACTCACCGGTTGTTCCTTCTTCGGCTCGCTGGCTTGAACCGATGGCGAAGTTTCAAAATCCATAGCCCATTCAAGTGGATCTTGCGAAATTGGATATCCACAATTAGGGCATGAAAGCGCCTTGTCACTTACTTCTCGCCCACATTCAGGGCATTTGATTAGAGCCATTGCAAATCCCTCCTTAAATTCTCCCTAGTTTATCCTACCATACCATTCCATATTTTCAAGCGCTTCCGTCGAAATTTGTAAATTCTGACGGAACGCCCCACTATCCTTCTACCTGCATTTCGCATTTGTCCCGCCCGTTCTTAAATTTTCTTGGTTTGTTGACATTATGTTATTGTACCGTTAAAATAAAAAAGCCCACCTTCCGGTGGGCGGGGCGCTGCATGGAGGTGGCAGACGGTCCGCACTTCCTATAAAGGAGGTGTTGCGCATGGCTACATGGACTGAGATCTTCTCGTTCTCCACCGTACTCATCGCATTTGCGGGTTTGATTGTTCAGATCTGCAAAAAGAAATGACCGCCATCAGCATAAAGGTTAGGTCAAATCCCATAGGCATCCTTGGCTGACCGCTTGTGGCAGCGCCCCTTTTTCTTCATTATACCGCAAAAACTGAATGTGTCAATGAAAACCAGAACCGTCCGAACGTGGATGGCTCTGGTTTTCTTGGTTTTCAACCATTTTCGTGGCCTCGCGGAAATGGTAACTTGCGTATAACTTGCTTACAACTTGCTTACAACTTGCGTGTGTTTTTCGTGCGTTTCGCGTGCTATTTTCCCATAGCTGAATGGAGTGTTGCGACCAACTTGCGACCTGTTTGCAATCAAATTCGCGACCTCACGAAGTTGATTCAAATCCGCACAACGGCAGACTTGTACAGTTTCTTCACACCGTTCACAACAACTACCTCGCGGTTCTGCGAAACGATTTCCTTCCCGTAGATTTCTATCGGTGAAATGTTGTTCACTTCACAGACAGCCTCCAGCGCCACCAGATCGCCGGGCTTCAGCGGCAATCCAGTCGAGGCGGAAATAAATTCGTTTTCTTGGTTTATCCGGTACTCTCCGGGTTTGTAGAACATCGGCATCCCTCCAATCTCATCCCATTCTAACATGTGGATTCTGAAATTTCTACATGACTCGGAAATTTAGGCGGGATTGCAGAGTTCATAACCGTACCGCTTGATGTGGGACAGGGGATAGTACACATTCTCAGCCCGCGAAATCCATACCGGATTCTTGCGGTTGCTGATTCTTCCTTTTTCGAGCACGATGTTTTGACCACGCTTCTGAACTGTGATTTTCGCACCAAGCGGGAGATTTTGCAGACTGTTCAGATTTTTCCTATCAGCAGCCTTTTGCGCCGCATTGTTCCGGCAATCCTCTCGCCATTCCAACGCCCATTCGTCATCGCGCAGAGAAAGCAAATTCAGAATGGAAACCGGGCATTCCCGTTCACAAGGCCCCATGGATTCATCCATGTCCTTGTAACCAAAGTTGCAGTATTCGCGGCTGTCTACGCTCGTCAGGCATACACCGGCGAAAACGTAGGGCTTCTGGCCAGGTCTGGTTCTCTCACAAGCACCATACCACGTCGCGCCCACCATTGCGGACTTCAAAACGCGGCATTTGTCTCCGGTTTCTTCATTGTTCCATGTGTACAGATCGTCGCACTCTGCTTTGCGGTCGATGTTGCCCCTTCTATCGTAGAATTTCGCACACTGCCAAGTCCAGCCCATTTTATGTACCTCCCAGTTTTCTTGGTTTTTCTGTTCTGCTTTTGTATCTACTGGAAGCGGGAACTTTGTCCCGCCTCCGGCAAACTTTTTGTCAAATGGAATGATAGAACATGCTGTCGATGTAGTCACCGATGCAGAGCGCCCACTTGTCGCCCTCACACGTCCAGCGGATTTTCGGTGTTCTTCGGATGTTCTCGCCTGTCGTCTGGTTTTTCAGCGTGACGGTCGTTGCGGTCGATTTGACAATTTCCCATACCTGTTTGACGCGATGTCCATCAACATATGCGCCGACTTCAAATGTTTCTCCAACCTTGAATGGGTGCGTCGGCTTTATCGTTTCCTCTGCTTTAACGATTTCCAGAATCTCGGCGTATGCGGCAGTCAGATTGAATCCGTTCGGGGTGCGATAGATAATGTTCTTCGGGCCAGTTCGCAGGACGGTGCAGTCGTTGTAATGTTTGATTTTCACGACGTAGCCCGGCTTGATGTTTTCCTTGCTGAACTGCACGCCGCCCAGCTCGTCGATGCAGGACTGATAATAGCAGAGGCGGGAAATCTCGGATTCCAGACGTTCTTCTGCGTCTTCGATCCAGCGCTCGATCTCTGCACGCTCGATAGGCGTACCATCGAAGTGCTTCTGCTGTTCTCCCATTCCGTCGCATTCCAGCATGGCATGGTAGTGGTCGAGATTTTTCTGGATGGCCTTGATGTTCTTCTGCGCGTCTTTCACGCGGCGGTCGCAGAATGCCTTATCCTTGGAATTTTCCAGATTTGCTGTTCTGCGTGCGACTTCCGCACGCTGGGCATAATACTCGGATTTTTTGAACTCTTCGAATCCACGGTCAAACGCGGCAAACATGCGCTCACGCTGCCGGGTGAACGCGCGGCCTGCGGACGTGTTGATGTTCGGCTGCGTGAAGAACGCGATATCGCCGCGCCTGTTCTCGATGGGCTTTTGCAGGGCTTCGCCGCGCTGCGCAGCTGCGTCAGATCGTGCGTCCATGCGTTCCGCCCTGGCTGCTGCGCGGTCTGCCTGCCGTTCCATCTTTTCTTCGAAGGTCAGTTCTTCTCCGGTCTTGCCCTGATACTCCGCGCCCAGGTCTTTTGCTATGCGCTCAACATAGGAAAGGTGCGGACGCTTTGCACGGCTTACCCAGCAGCCTCCACGACGGGAGAAAAGGAAGTTGCTTCTGATCGTGGACTTCGTTTCGTCCGGCATGGCCTGATACTCTTCCTTCGAAAAGTGAAGTTCAAGCTTATCTGTCTCGCGGTTGATGATGTAATACATTTTGATTTCCTCCATGTTCTGTAGTGTTTTGTCCTCTTGGTTTTATATCTACTGAAAATCTCAATTTGTCCCGAAAAATATAAAAAAGAAAAGAGCGAGTAGTTCTCCGCAATCGTTCATCGGATGCAGTATCAAAAAACTTTGCACTCCGCTTTCAACTTTCCCAGTTTCTTCGTTATGCCGGGAATCGTAAATGTACCGCGGAGTGCCGTTTTTTCTCCGGGATGCCGAAGAATTACACGCCATTCGAATACGGTTTTACTGCGTTCGGCTGCCTGCATGTGGTCGATTTCCTCTGACGAATACCGCATATCGTGGATTTCCATAAATCGCACACCTGTTTCTTCCTTGAAAAAAGTGTACATCTCCGGCATTGTTGCCTTAATCCTGATGCGACTTTCCATGTTATGTCCTTTCAGCCCTCGTTACCTCCGGGGCGGGAATGCCGTTCGCTTACACTTATGTATCTACAGGGGAAAGCGGTTTTGTCCCAGCCTACGAAAAAACTTAGCAGCTCAAAATATCATAGACTTCCTGCGACTCGTACCGGATAACAGCGCGGCCCTGATCGTCCTCCCCATCGTACATCGGCCCGCAGAAGTTCTTGAGCTTCGGCGCGCCCTGCAATTCTGCCCGGCACGATACGCTGTGGAACTCACCGGAAGTCTCAAATGCTTTTTTTAAGTGTTCGGCAGTTTCATACGTTTCGACAATCATGCGCGGCTGAGGGTCATCCGGGTTCATGCTGACAACCTTGTAGACCTTACCCTTCTGCTGAATCTCGGACAGGTGAACGCGCTCGGATTCCTCGGCAATCTTCTGCTCCTGCGGAAATCCATCAGCCAGACCGTAGAACATATTCTTGTCAAAGCAAAGGAAGCTTCTGGGCTGCTCCCATGTTGTTTCCTGCCACCCGGAGAAGAGCGCCACGGGCTTTGTACCATAGAAGCGCATTCCATAGACTGAGCGGCCACCGCGCTTTTTGAAGTAAAGCGTCAGCGCGTCTTTGTACTGCGCATAAGGCTTGATATCTGCGGAATGTGCGTTGATGTGCAAAAAGTACACACCGCCGAACTCACTTTCGGTTACGATGGTCATTTTGGGATTCTTGGAACCGGCTGCTGCGTTCACGGCAGCGGCGATTTCCCGGAAAATTTCGAATTGCGTCATTGTATGTAGCCTCCTGTTTTCTTGGTTTTCTTTACACCTTTATTGCTACAGGGAAAGTGCGTTTTGTCCAACTTGCATTCATTTTTGTGTTTTTTGTTAGTGGACTGGACATTGGAACAGAACGCAAAGATCGGCTCTGCTGGCAATCTCGTTGATACGTTTGGCGGTCGTGTTGCCGAGGGAAAATACGGCGATAAAATTCGCGTGGCAGTCGTCCGGGGTGAAGAACGGCTTGCACTCTACGCCCAAGGCGCGAAGATGTGTCATGATGTTGGCGGCTTCCATGACTTCGTGCAGCGCGTCGGCGTAGCACTCGCGGTAAAGGTCTACGCCGTATTTGTCGCGGATGGCGTCGAGCTGGCCCACGTCGAAAAGCTCGGTGAACGGCTCGTATTTGTGCGGGGTGGACAGGTGCGCGGCGATGATCTCATTTCTGCAAGGCCAGTATCCAGCAGTTTTCATTTTGTGAACCTCCTGTATGGTGTTTTGTCTTACACCTATATATCTACCGGCGCAGCGGCATTTGTCCCGCTGCGCCAGTATTTTTTTATTCGACTTCCTGCTCGGAGATTTCCCAACTGTAGACCGTGGCCTGTTCCATATAGTCGCGTCCACACCGTCCGAGGTGAATGCTCATGGGTTCGTCCCACGACATATCCTCGTCCCAGAAATCTTCGTCGTACTCCGCGCGGATGGCTCCGGCTCCGGCCACGATCTGCGCACGGGCTTTCTCGAAGTTCGAGTAAACGCCCAAGATTTCGCTGCCCTCGTTGTCGGGCGTGTCCCACGTGTTAATTGCAACGTAAACGATCATGTTATTTTCTCCCTCAAATGTAGTACCAGACGATGAACTTATTTTCTCTGCCGTCGGCGGACCGCCACGGCGTCATGTGCGCCTTGCGGCGCTGCTTTTTGCGAGCCGCCACAAATGCGGCGGCTTGCTGTTCTGTGCTGAAAAATTCAAAGGTTTTTCGGTACTGGTTTCGTTTCATTTATTTCTCTCCTGCGTGATGCGAAGTTCGTGAATCAGGTCTTGCAGTTCATACAGTTTTTCAATCTGCGTTTTTGTCAGGTTTTTGTTGTGGAATTTGAAATAACTGAGAATTTCGTCGATGCTACGGATAATCTCGCTGTATAACATGGTTTTTCCTCCTGTTCTGGTTACGCCGACTGCTCGGCAGGCTCTGCAAATTCCTGCGAAATTTTGAATAGCACCATTTTTTTGAGTGCTTGCCTGCTCATGGTTTTTTCGTCGTAGCTGTCCGGCCTGTCCCAGATGCGGACACGAAAAACGCCGTTGTCCATGTCTGCGATTTCGCGGTATATGCAGACCGTCAAGCTACCAGTGAAACAGATCTTTAGGGCGTTCAATGTGCTTGCGTCGCCCCGGAAGATCTTCATGCCTGAATCAAACAGTTTCGCAGCGGTTTCTTCGGAAAATGCAAGGGCGTGCTGCTCGACGTTTTCAAAACAGCCGAAAATGTTCTTCGCGTCGTAGTTTGCAATGAATTGCATGATGCCGCCCCCCCTCACAGAATGAACTCGATGAGCGAGTCCGCGCACAGGATAATGATGAACATGACTGCGATGGCTGCGCCGGTGAAGAACATCCGCAGGCCGCTGGATTTGTAATAGTGTTTCATTTTTGCGCCTCCGTTTTTTGCTTTTTCTTTACACTTATACTTCTACCGGAAAAACGGATTTGTCCCGGAAAATCACATAAAATATGTGCCGCTATGATAAAAAGTAAGCCGTCCCGAATGGGGCGGCTTTTTGTATATGCGCGGATGTATATTCACTGTTTGCTGTAGACTCCACTGTAGAATCTACACGAACATCTACAGCACATCTACCCTCTTATTCTTTATTATCTTATTTCTGTATCTTAGAATATTTTAGGAAAGAAAGGGTAATAGAAAGGGGGTATGGGGGAAAGGAAAAGGGGAAGAAGCCCCTTTTTGCGCTCTCACGCAATCAGAGGCTCTACCTGCCGCGCAGTGAAGAAATGGGATAGTTTCATCCGGCAGAACCCGTTCGCCGCTTCTGCGGCCTCCAGCGGCTCGTCAGGGGTATTCTTACGGGTGACGTACTTCCAAATTGGGAAAGACGCGACAGCGTGCTCACCTTTGCGGACGATAAAGCCGCGCTGCTTCCAAGCGTTGAATGTGTGGATTTCTTCGGGGATTTCGAGTTTTTCGGTGCTTCCGTCCTCGTTTACCACGTCGAGGAAGCGGCCCGTGCCTTTGAGAATGCCGTCGTTCATCAGGCGGATAGATTCATCAAGAATGATTGCTGCGTTAGTCATGAGTAAGTACCTCCGTTTGTTTTGTCTTTCTATCTTTACTTCTACCGGAAATCGGCGTTTGTCCCGCTCAATCGAAAAAATAAGGGGCGATTTCTCGCCCCCATCAATCCCAAACGTGTTCTTGCACATATGCGTCCCACTCAACATTTGCGTCTTTTAGCGCTTGCGCGTAGTCTCCACCGTTGACGATACTCTCAAGTGCTTTTCGGCCTGCGGCGGATTTCGCATAGTGTGGAGAATGCGACATTTTTTCAGCTTCCAGAAATGCGGCTGCGCGTGGATATTTCGTGCGCATGGCATCCATGTCATACTGCGGACGTGGACGGAGACCAACGCCGGAATCTCCGCGTTCCATATTTGCATTGAATTCTTCGTCCCAGGCTTCAAGATCTGCTAACGCGGCTCGAATCTCTTTGAGTCCGGAAATTGCGTCGATTTTCTCTTGATACTCCCGCGCGTAGCGTTTCTTAGCTGCATCGCGTTCTGCAAAGTATTCCAAAATTTCTGGTTTTCGCTTTCTCAGGTTCGCCATAATTTCAGCACGCGCTGCCGGCTCGTTCGGGAGTATGCGCGCCCAAATTTTATCTGGATTAAGCCAGCAAAGATCATATCGCCTTACGATCTCCTCAATCGTCATTTCTTCTGCTTTTTTCATGCTGCCCCCGTCCTTTACTGCCATTTTGCGGCACACCGCGCAAGAACGCGCCCGCTTATGCTTCGAATGCTTACGGTTCCCTTGATAGCGTCGCCGTCCAAGCGTTCCGCCGATTCAATGTAAACCGTGGTGATCGTCTCGTCCTGCGTGAAAAGGAACCCGTCACCATACTCCGTTTCTGCAACTTGCATAAAGTCGGGCAGTTCGATTTCTGTGTGGAGCCAAGTACCGGGGAAGTTTTCCTTTGACTTGGCCTTTATGACGATTTTATCCGGGATGTTTCTTGCTCCGGATGGGATTCTGTAAAGATGTGCAATCATGGTGTTCATCCTTTCGTTTATTTCCTCTATCTTTCATTCTACCACATATTTCAGATTTGTCCCAGCTTTTTGCGAAAATTTTTCAACTTCTGAAATCTCTAGTTTTCTCGGTTTAGCTGGTTTCGGTGATCTGCTGGTTTTGCTGGTTTTTCCCGATTCCTGATTTCTTTGGTTTTCTCGGTTTTGATCCGTCCGTTTGTTTCCTTGGTTTTTTTGGTTTTTCTGGTTTCCTCGGTTCTTCTGGTTTGCTTGGTTCATCGAAAACATTGAATAATTATGCGCATAAAAAGGGCGCGGAAGTGAATCACAACCGCGCCGCCGGGCGTATCATATTTTGCGGTAAACGCAGCCCGTCCACGCTTGGCATGTCGTGCCGTCGCAAGTCGCGCCGCGTCGTTTGCAGTCAACGCAGATCGGATTCAGCTTCTCAGCGTCCTTTTCAAGCCATTTCACAGACTTGATATAGTCGCAGATGTCGCGGCTATATTCGCCGTTTTCAACGTAAGCGCAGAGTTCGCGCTGCACGTCGGATTCTTCGCCATTGTCCATGGCCTCAGCAATCGGAATCACGATTTCCGGGAAAACGTCGAGGTAGCCCATGACGCCGGTGTAAAAATCGCCGGGGGCATACTCTTTTCCACCTTTACGATCAAGAATCAAATCAATAATCATTTCGTTCGCTCCTTTTCACTGGCCGCGCTTCGTGCGCGGCTGTTTCTATCTTTATATCTACGCGATTTTTCAATTTGTCCCGGCCATCGGCAAAAAATTTTCAGAGAGTGCAAAAGAAAAAGCAGCGCCCGGCTTTCGCTAAGCACTGCTATACCCCGAAGTTTTCCGGGCGCTCTGTTCAGTTTTTCGGTTCCCGTCCATCAGCCCCGGAGTTTTCCGGCGTCCCTGTTCAGGCCGTCAGTCTCCCGGAGTTTTCGACCCTGCCTGTTCAGGCGGTAGGTCCCCAGAATTTCCGGGAGCCGTCTGTTCAGGGCTTGAAATTCCAGCGGACGCGCGGGCGGATTCTCGCAGCGCGCGCAGGTGGTCCGTGCGTGCGGCCCAGTCCACGACATCATACGCGGGAGCCTCGCAGGATTCAGCCGCCGCGCTTGCATCTGCTGACGACGGCAAACTTGCATTTTTGTACGCTACCGCAAGAATGCGCCCCCGCGCGTCCGCGTCCGCCGCCTGCCGGACGGCCCGCGCCACGAATGCGGGCAAAGTCTCACCGGCTGCCGCCGCTGCCACCTTGGCCGACTCCAGCGCGGCCCCGTCGAGCACCTGCCCCGGCTGCGCCTCTGCTACCGGCTGCGCCGCCTGGACGATCTCAGCCGCAGGAGCTGCGCCGCCGTCCGCGTCGCCCCGCAGGCAGTCCGCGACGTAGGACGAGAGCGCCGCGTTAACTGTGATACTACGCGCCGCGCACCACGCCCGGAACGCCTCGCCCGTGGCCGTGCCCACCTTGGCCGCTAATATAATTTTGTTTGCCGCGCTCCACTTGTTCTGCGCTCTGCGCTCTGCGTCGGTCTTCTTGCTGTTTGGGTTTCTGACTGACATATAATGTATAACCTCGCTTTCGCTTGCCTCTTGCCTTTATTCTACCGGCGCGGGCCGTTTTGTACCATTGGCAAAGTACACAAAATATATGGTTTACCCTTGTGCACCTTTTTGCATTTTGTATGGTTTACCATTAAAAACAGCCAAAACCAAAGAAATCGGAACTTTTGGTGAAACTATATGGTAGACCATACTGTAAAATATGGTTTACCCAAACTTTTTGCCAAATTTGACATATGGTATACCATACAGTATAATAAAGCCATCAAATGAAACAACGAACGCCCCGCAAGGGAAAGGAGAAACCAATATGAAAATGAATGCAACCGAGATCACCGCCCGCCGCGAGCAGATCAAGACCACCCGCGCGAACATCAAAACCGTGGTAAACATCTACTGCGAAACCAGCGACCGGACCCCCGCCGAGACCGTCGCCGCTATCGTGGAGCAGATCGGATACGATACCGCCCGCGAAGCAATCGCTGAAATCGTGAACACCGTCGGCGAGTGGGACGGCAGAATCTGGCCCAGCTCCCGCGAGTGGGCCGCCACCATCGAGACCGCCGCGACCCGTGACGAGCTGGAAGCAAAGAACATCTACCAACCCGCAGAAATCCACCCCGCGCACATCAACCAGCTTGCGCAGGCTATGAGCAAGTACGCGCCGCCCGCGCCGCAGGAGCAGGAAGCACCCGCGCAGGAAGCGCAGGACACCGCCGAGATCATGAAGCAGGCGGGCGCGCTGGCGCTCCCGCAGCGCGTCGCGCTCTACGTCCCAGGCACGCAGGGACCCGCCACCGCCACCGACAACGCCGCGCAGGTTGAGCGCGTCGCCCGCGCGTTTTGCGGCTGGTTCGGCGGCGCAACCGCCCAACCGAGCGCGGGCTACTGGATCAGCGATAACGCCGGACTGGTCCGCGAGGCCGTGACAATCGTATACGCGGCCTGCACCGCCGCCCAGCTCCGCGAACGCCTGCCGGACGTGCTGAACCTTGCGCAGCAGATCAAAGCCGAAATGCAGCAGGAAGCCGTGAGCGTGGAGCTTAACGGCGCGCTGTACATCATCTAATCACTGACCACCCCGGCGGCACACGCCGTCGGGACAACCTGAAAGGAGCCTACACCGTGAAACACGAAACCGCACCAGCTCCGGCAATCATCGCCAAACTGACGAACGAACAGCTTTTAAAAGCGTGGGAAACAACGGAATTTCTCAGCACATCACCGGAAACCGCGATCACGCGCGGCTGGATCATGGACGAACTCGAAAAGCGCAACCCCAGCGCGTTTAATGCGTGGCTGGATTCAGAAAGCCCGGAAGATTCCACCTTGCGCCGGTACTTCACCGAGAACTGAAAGGAGAATATCATGCTACCGATCAACATTAGTCCCACGGACCGCCCGCAGTGGCACACGCCCGAAGAGATCTGCGCCGCAGCCGCCGAGGGCCTGCGAATCGACTACAACGCCGGACGCGGGCACGTCATCCGCTGCCGCAAGGCCGCGAACGTCAGCGGCTGGATCACCGCCGTGACCGAGGCCGGATCGATCATCCGCGCATGGGCCGGAGAATTCACCGTTGCCGAGGTGAGAGCATGAGCGCCACCACCAACCAGCAGGCGCACCGCCTGCCCTTGTTGCACATCAACGCCGACGAGCGGCACGCGCTCGAAACCTTCGGCGAGTGGTGCCCGGCTATGGCCCGCGCCTGCATGGAGCGAAACCACCTGAATTTTGACCACATCGAGCAGATCAATGGCCACTGCGAATCGCACCGTTGGGGAAGCGATACAGACAGGAGATACCGCAAAGCCGCAGTAAACCGCGCTATAAAGGCCGTAGCGGCCAACCCCGCCGCATACCTGGCCGAACAGGCGTAGCGGCCCTTCTGGCCGCCCTGACCGCCTGCACAAGCACCAAGCAGGGGCGGCCGACCACAGACACCACCCCGGCCCAAATCGTAGCAGTGGAGCGCGTCAGCGCCGACACGGACGCGGTTACAGGCGAGGACGCGCACGGCGAGTGCTGGACATGGTACACCGACGCCGGAGACTACCGCAGCGGCGACCGCGTGCAGCTGACGTTTGACGGTCCCGCAGTAATCGACGCAACCCCGGCAGGCTGACGCACTACCAGCTTCCCCGGATACCTTAGCAGAGCCGCACCGGGCACCAAAGCGGCCCCGCCCCATCAAATAAAACGAAAAAGGAGATCAACACAATGAGTAAATCACAGATCATGCGGCAGGCGTGGAGCTTGTACCGCGCCACCGTCGCAGAGTTCCCGGAAACCCGCAGCCGCGCCCAGTTCGCGCTTTGCCTGAAAGAGGCGCACAGAGCCGCCCACGCCGCCACAGCAGCCCGCCGCGAGTGGGAAAACATGAGCGGCGAGGAACAGTATACCGCGCTGATCCGCATGGCGTGGACCGTAAAGCACCGCGCCGAGGCCAACGGACGCGCAGCCGATACGGAGTGGATCAAGCACCCGGACGACGCGCAGACCGTAGCCGCTGACGCATGGCCCCGCGTCGCTCCCGCCCTCACGCGCAACGAGCAGAGCGACGAGCCGCACACCCTCACACACATACTCTTTGCGGCCTGCACTCAGGCCGTGCACGTCATTAGCCGCGCAGAGTACCGCCACACGGCCAATTGCTGCCAACTCACCCACACCGCCGACGCAGACGGCGACGACTGCACACAAACGCCGCTGGACATCCTGCCGAGCGTCACCGCTGCCCCCATCAGCAGCCCCGAAGATGCAGCCACCACCCGCGCCGCTATCGAGGCCGCAGCCATCGACAGCACCGACCGCGCGATCATCCGAGCACTTGCCAACGGGCACACCGTCCGCACCATTGCCGCCGCCCTTGGCATGAGCAAGAGCGCTATACAGCGCCGAATTGATAAGATCCGCGCCCGCTACCTTGCGCAGGCTTAACCGCCTGCCAAGGCCCCCCGCAGCCCCTAGCCAACCACCAGCACCACCACAAGCCCAAGCGCCGCCCCAGCAGCCCCGCACAGCCTCTACACGCCCCGCACACACTCCCGCAGTCACTCCATATTATATCGCGCGCGCGTGCACGTATGCGTGCGCGTCGCGTGCGTGCGCGTGCGTTAATTGCGCGGGCGAGTATTACACTCTATTCTATAGTCCCACGCACCAACGCCCAACCCACCGCCAGCCCCTGCCGCCCATCCCTGCCAACCACCATGCAGCACCACGCAAGCCAAGCAAGCACCAGCCAACAGCCACTTACAGCACACCACAACAGCCGCGCGGGGAAAGTGTTCCCGGCTCCGCTCTGTTCAGGTGGAAACAACCGGCAAAATCTCCACCCGCGCCCCATTGCACACCAACGGCAAGCCACAGCGGGCCGGGCGTATCACACAAAATGTCGCGGAAAGTTCGGAAACTTGCAAGAAAACGAATGTAAACTTGCAAAAATGGGGCGATGTCGTTTACTTTATAGGGTATAATGTAAACGACATACGCCCAAAAATGCAAGAACCGCGTCAAAACGAAAGACCACCCCCCATTTTACAAGACCAGGACGCGCCCAAAATCGGAGAACGCCCTAAGCACTTCCCCCTCTGACCATGTTCCGCGAAACGACACCAAAAACGGGCGTAATGGTTAAATGGAGGTATTGCCACATCCATGATGTAAGTGTGGAATGGTGCAACCGGTGGAATAAACCGGATTCCATATACGCCTGAATATGTTTTTGCGACGTCGGCTATGGACGGCGCTTTCTTTTTGCCTGAATAGACATGGGGGAGGGGGGGTATTTTCCAAACCTGAGTTAAAATTTTGGAACGGATATGGGGCATACCTCAAAAATAAAATTTGCGCGGTTGCCTTACGGCAACATATCGGGTGTCCTACGGACATGGGGCACATATTGCATAGGTATGAATCAAGTGTGCATCGGCTGATGGGCGGCGTGAGTCGGGATGGTATGCGTAAATGGATGGGTTGACATAAGAATGTAAAAAAACATTTGTTGGCATGAGTATGATGAAAAATAGAGGGGGCGATAAATCAATGGACATTCGAAAAATGCGCAAGGAAGATTTCGAGAAAGTTCCGGGACGGGAACGTTTTGACAGTAAAGAACCTGCGTTTGATAGTCTGGTCATCATTCCGATGGAGGACAGTTTGGGCCGTGAAACATGGGGGCGGATGGACTTTGTAGGATGTGTGGGACCTGAGCCGGTCGTGCGGCTGTCTGGTGCGTCAGAAACATTAGATTTGGAAGGACATGGCGGACATGGAGAGTGGATGGGACCGTGTGATTATCGGAAGATGGCGCTGCCGGCGTGGTCGATAGACTGTCTGCCGTGCGGGTATCTGCGGATATTCTGCAAAGGGCAGATCAAGGCAGGGGATTCGCTGACATCGTTTGAGATTTTCTCAAAGGAAAGGCGGCGGTGAGATATGGCATGGGAATTTTTTAACTGCGACTGGTGCGGAAAGAAAGTGCGGCGGATGCAAAGATACAGGCCGAAAGGATACCAGCATAAGTTTTGCTCCTGCGAGTGTGCAGCAAAGTGGCGAGTAGCGCATGGGTGCCACGGCCAGCTTCCGTCAAGCAATGAAACCAAAAGGCCAGGGGCGCTGCCGCACACGGATTGCGACATCCAAATCACAAAGAAGATTGACCTGTTTCCGGAGTTTCGGCCGGAAGTTGGGGCGTTGTATCGTGCGGAACGGTATGCCGGGTATGCGGGCATCAAACAAATCGGATATGTCATTCAGGTCAATGGGCATCGGGTCAACATTCGTGAGAACGAATGCGTAGAAGTGTGAAACGACAATAGGAGGAAAAACAGTTGCGAGAAATTACGTTCAGGGGCAAGTCGGTAAACAATGGCAAGTGGGTATATGGCTATCTGATTGGCCGCGCGAATGACACGGGGTGCGCGTGTGAAGGGAAATTCTTCATCGATAATGGGGAGCCGTTCAATAAAGCCGTGGAGGTCATTCCGGAAACTATCGGGCAGTACATCGGGCTTGTTGACGGGGACGGGGAGAAGATCTTCGAGGGTGACATCTTGAGTGTCAAGAGTTCTACACATCGGTACTCTGTTGAGTTTGATGTGGTTGACCCATCGTTTATCATCCGTGACTGCGCAGACAGACGGTTTACCACGAACATTGTGGTATACGACCAGAATGAACTTCATCGGTGCGGCACGATCTACGATCAGGAGGAATCTGCATGAAACTCAGTGAGAAGATTTACGAAGGGACACTCATTCTGCTTGTGATATTGCTTATAGCATTGCTAATTGTCGCGGCTGTGGTGGCAGGTGAATGTGATAAGAACGCCACCAAAACAGAAACCGTAGTAGAACACAGTCAGCAACGATTTCAACGGGTCATCAAAGACAATTATTCCGCTCTTATCGTGTACGTCGATACCGAAACAAACGTGATGTATCTGCGTCGGCTCGGTGACGGTGGCATTTGCGTGATGGTCGATGCTGAAGGGAAACCGCTCCTGTGGGATGGAGGGGCAACGAAATGAACAGGATAGCATTTGCGGACAAAACTGGAATCTTCGCATGGTCAGATGTTCAAAACTGCCGCGATACTCTTCCGCAGCGCGATGCTGCTTCCCGATTCATGGCGCTTGTCTTTTCAAAGTTCAACACAGATGCGATTTCGCTCAACGGACGCATGACCGGAGCGACGTGTGAATTTGAACTGAATAGGGACATTCCAAATGACTGGGTATCTACGTCCAAAAATGAAGACGGTACAGTACGGCTCGAAATTCAGGCACATTTGTGTGTGGTTCCAGAACAACTTAGCCGAGGTCTTACCGTCATGCGATTCCCTGTATGGAGTAGAGAACCGATTGGCATCCCATTATGGAAGGGACAAGCTGTGATACCAAGGGTTGAACAACATGGAATGCAAGAAGAATGACTGCTTTAACTGCCCGTATCCGGATTGCATCAATGACTATGTGAAGAAAACATACCCAAGAAAAAAACAGTGGATAGAACACCAAACTGAGTATGTTTCGAAGCGCGCGAAACGTCGAGCTGCTGAAGGTCTATGCACAAAATGCGGGAAGCGTCCTCCACGACCTGGATACCGGACGTGCGGCGAATGCGCCATGAAATCACGGCGGGCGTCGAACGAACATAAGTGGCGGAACGGCACTACCCCCAAAGTTCTTATGGACGGCGTGACGCTATGTAAAAAGTGTGGGAAGAACCCACCAGTCATAGGTTATGCAGTCTGCGAGCGATGTTTGGCATTGTGTAGAAAGGCACTTGACAAAACGCCAAGCCATAATGGGAAGGCACCGGACAACGGATTTGCGCGGGCGCTACGCGCCGATTATCTGCTGAACAAAAAGGAGAAGAAATGAGAGTTGAAATTTTTACTGCAAGCAATGAGAGGGAACTTACACGTGAGTTAAATGCAGCGCTTGAGAGCTACAACAATGAGGAAGTCGAAATCCAATATCAGCACTGCGCTACAAAAACTGGATACGGCTGGTCACAATTCTTCTCCGCAATGGTCATTTTCAAGTGAGGGGGTTCATCATGAAGCAATACTGCCGCTACTGCGTAAATGCTTATCTTCAAGGTGATGACATGATTTGGTGCGAACCAAAAGACGAAATTCGAACTGACCGTCAGATAACGCGGCTGAACCGCTGCCCACACTTCGAATTTTGCTCGATAGACGTTCTTAACCCAGACCGGGAGTACAGGCCGGTTGAGAAACGGAGGGCGGCGCAGAAAAAGGAACCGGACATGGAGCAAACGACTATGTTTGGCGGATGGGAATAGGAGGAACGGAAATGAGTAAACCCAAATACAAACGTGGCTTGCAGATATGGTCGTTAGACTCGCTTGCACGTCAGGAAAATATCTACTGGTACGACAGGCTGTGGAATAGAAAGTGGTTCATGAATTTGCAAATGCAGTTAATTGTCCGAGCAATTAACAATGGAACGATTTACTACGCACTTGAGAGGGATAACGGATATGAGCATAGAGCATCTGAAAACAGTGACGCGCACGGCACGTAAACCACATCGCTGCAACCTTTGCGGATTGGAAATCAGCAAGGGCGAACAGTATCTGGCGGCAACCTACTTATGCGAAGGCAGCATCTACGATTTCCTAACCCACGCAGAATGTGATGAACTATCTTCGTGGCTGAAGGACTACATCGAACCGGATGAAGGAATCACAGAAGATGACTTCCGGGATGCCTGCTCAGATATCTGCCAGACGTTCGTTTGCCCGGATTGCGAACAGTACCAGAAATGTGATGGTGATGTTCCGTGCGAAGAGTACGGGGCACAGTGCATCCACAAACTTTGGGAACTGCCCAGAAAATACTATCTGAGCAGGAAACGGAGTCAGCAAAACGGCTGGTGGGAATGGCGGCTTGTACCAATCGATGAAAGGAACTGAAAAATGACACAACAAGAGATTTTGCAGGAACTTAGGCGGCATGGCGGCTCGCTGGCAGTAGCTGCAGCCAATGAAATTGGGAGGCTTGCGGCTAATAATGCGGAACTAGACAAATCGTTAGGTGCCTTAACAACGGCATATAACGAGTTGCTGGACCACATGCCGGAGTGGATCAGTGTCAAAGACCACCTTCCGAAGGCTAAAGCTGCATATGGGTGGGTGAACTGCACTGTTACTGTCATGGAGTCAGTAAGTAATCCATTCACAGATGAACCGTATGACAGGAAGTTCGTTTCGCCCGCAGTTTTTGACACCGAACAAAAGATATGGCACATCGGAAGAGATAAAGAAAGTGAAGTCCTTGCCAATGCTCTTCTGGGAATCGAAGATGCTCCACTCACCGGATATTATGTCACCCACTGGATTCCACTTCCGATTGCGGCCGGGGAGGATTAAACCATGCCCATCATGAATTACACGACGAAGGTCGATGTGTTTGCGACGCTTGGTGAGATTCAGGGGCAGCTTGTCAAGCACGGTGCGAAGAAAATCATGCAGGATTACGACAATGACGGGCATATCACAGCACTGTCCTTCCTGATTGATACACCGAATGGCCCGCGCGGAGTCAAACTGCCAGCAAACGTCAGCGCAGTGCGAAATGTACTTACAAAGCAGAAGGTCAAATGCGACCGCGATCAGGCCGAGCGTGTCGCTTGGCGCATCGTGAAGGACTGGGTAGCTGCGCAGATGGCGATTCTGGAATCCGAGATGGTGCAGATGGATGAGATCTTCCTTCCGTATATGCTCAACGATAAGGGTCAGACGCTATTTCAATGCTACCGGCAGAACCAGCTTTCAATCGGAGGGACAACATGACCGAACCATTGACGCTGCAGGAACTCGCAAAAATGGATGGGCAACCGGTTTGGGTTGGAGAACCAATCAACAGTTGGCGCAAAGTATTTGTTCATGCGGATGTGCAAAAAGAAGATCTTGCAGGGAAGAAAATTCTCCGCGCTCAAATGATGGTAGATGGGAAACTCGTTGATGTGCCGAACACTCCGGTCTATCCGCATTCACTTGATGGAAGTTTGCCTGACCGAGATCTTCCGAGAGCGTTCTTGGGTACGACGAAAGATGAACCCAAGAAGAGATATGAAACGCAGAAACTAATGATCGATGGAAAACTCCGGGATGTCGAGATCTACAGGGTTCCGGAATTGCTGAAGCAAGTACCTGGGGCAGATTGCAGGGAGTGCGCTTTCTTCGTAACGATGAAAGCATACGAACTCGGACTTCCATTCTGCCGGTCGGATGAAGTGGCCGAAGCTGACATTTTCGCGTTTGGGAAGCAGATCTGTTTCCGGAAGCGCAATGATACGGATTGAATTGGAGGGATACTGATGGACTTAGAACAAACCGCGATTGAGCGGCTGCGGTTTGCAGCTGAAATGTCCCTGCGGGTATACAAGCAGCCGCTTGTGATTACCTACTCGGGCGGCAAGGACTCGGACGTGCTTTTGCATCTGGCGGGCAAAGCCGGTATCCAGTATGAGGTTTTGCACTCGCTGACCACGGCGGATGCACCGGAAACCGTATGGCACGTACGGGATACCTTCCACCGCTTGGAGCTGGATGGCGTAAAATGCGACATCGATACGCACCGGACGCCGGACGGCGGGAACGTGACGATGTGGAATTTGATTCCGCGCAAGCTCATGCCGCCGACACGTTGGATGAGGTACTGTTGCTCGGAGCTTAAAGAGGGCGGCGCAGGAAACAGATTTATTGCAACCGGTGTACGCTGGGCAGAATCAGTGAAACGGAAGAACCGCGGTGCGCTGGAAGTTTTGCATTGGGATATATCAAAACGCCTAACACTGATGAACGATAACGACGAAAGCCGCAGGATGATGGAGAATTGCCAGCTCAAAGGGAAACGGATTGTAAATCCAATCATTGACTGGACGGACGCTGACGTTTGGGGGTATGCGAAAGAGGAAGAAATCTGCATGAATCCGCTGTATGAATGCGGATGGAAGCGCGTGGGGTGCATCGGGTGCCCAATGGCAAGGAAACACAGAAACACGGAGTTCTCGCGCTATCCGAAGATCAAGGCGGCGTATGTCCGGGCGTTTGACAGGATGCTTGCGGAACGGCAAAAGAAAGGCTTGCCTTGCAACTGGCAAACAGGTGAGGACGTGATGCACTGGTGGATGGAGGACGGCGTACTGCCCGGCCAGATGATTTTTGACGGAATGGAGGAGGACACGCTATGACAGACAAGGAAATCGTGCAGGCGTTGCGGTGCTGCGCGAAGGGGCTTGGACACGACGACGCGTGCGAAAACTGCAAGGCCGGAGAAATCCAAGATCGGCGGGAATACATCGAGTTTGCGGCTGCTAACGTGATCGAGCGCCTGACCGCCGAGAACGCGAAGGCAGAAGCCGAGAGGGACGCGCTGCGGGAGAAGAAGCGGTGGATTTCCGTGACAGAAAAAACGCCAGAGTATGATATGCCGCAGCTTGCGCTAAATGCTGACGGGGATGCACTCATTGCAAATTACGCATACGGCGAATGGTTTGATACATGGGGGCAAGACGTGGAGGTCACCCACTGGCTTCCGCTGCCGGAAGTGCCGGGGGAAGGAGAAAAGGCATGATAGCTGTTTTAATCAGCATCCGCCCGGAGTGGTGCGAGAAGATCATAAGCGGAGAGAAAACGACCGAGGTGCGCAAGACGCGACCGAAACTCATTCCGCCGTTTAAGTGCTACATCTACTGCACGCAGAGCGCTGATATGCTTTGGATTTTGAAGGAAGGGGAACGGTCTCTCCATCCTGATAAAATAGCGGATGTTTTCAAGGCTGCTAAATGCGGAGGAGCATATCGGGGGAATGGCAAGGTTATCGGGGAGTTTACCTGCAACAGGGTAACGAACCTTTTTTCAAACAGCAGATTTTGGCTGGACGAGGATGATGTTTTACACACGTGCTTGTCTGCTGCGGAAATGCGAAAATACGCAAACGGCGCAAATGGATTGTACGGCTGGCACATATCCAACCTCAAGATTTACGATACGCCGCGCGATCTGTGGGAGTTTGCCGGTCTGCAGCGGGAGACAGAATTCGGCCTTGCGCCCAGGCCAATCACCCGCCCGCCGCAGAGCTGGCGGTATGTGGAGGAAGAGACATGGAACGACTGACAAGTCCTAATATCAACGTAGACCCGGGCACCGACCGATTTCTGCACGCCGCGATCGGCGGCAAGGAAATCGACTGGAAGCAGTTCCGGGACAGTACGCTAAACGTGATGATCAACGGCCCAACGAGCAACGGCTTTGGCAAGGATATTTTCCGCAAGATGGCCCGCGATCTGTACGGACGGCTGAAAGCCTACGAGGACACGGGGCTGACGCCGGAGGAAATCAAGGCTCCATTTACGGAGGACGCGATGATAAATCTGGCAGCGCAGGCGCTGGGCGTGGAGGCTGACCGCCTCTGCGAGCTTGCCGAGGCCGACAAGGACGGGCGCGTGGTGGTGCTGCTGTGCAAGGTGGGCGATACGGTGTGGATTGTAGGCGCTGTGAGAAAATTGTATAGCGCAAAAGTTCGGACATTCTTCTGCGGGCATCCGTCCGCAGTGCGCGGACGCGATCCAGATGGGCATATTCACATGATTCGCACAACAGAGTGTGACATCCCGATGCAAGAATTCGGAAAAACCGTATTTCTGTCGCGCGAAGAAGCCAAGAAGGCTTTGCGGGAAATGGAGGGCAAGCAAGATGGCGTATAACGTTTATTTTTCTTGCGATACGTGCGGAGCCACATATAACTGGGTAAACCACACGGTTTCACAATCTACTGCCGCGAGGATTGCGAGAAGCTATGGATGGAGCGTTGGGAAAAGTGGGTGGTTTTGCCCGGAGTGTCGGAAGAAGAGGAGGAAGAGAGAAAATGCCTGACGAATACATCAGCCGCGAGGCGGCACTGAAAGATTTTGAAGCCAGCAACGCTCACAATCCGAACTGGACACCTCAGCGGGTGAAAACGCTCCTGCTGCGTCAGCGCACTGCCGATGCTGCGCCGATTGTGTATGGCGTATGGCTGGAGGAAGACGGTATGCAAATCTGCTCAAATTGCGGTGAAGAACACGAATGGGATGACTACCGTGCATCTTACTGTGAGGATTGCGGAGCAAAAATGAGGAGATTGCATGATGACTGAAGAATTTATCAGCCGCGCTGAGGCACTTGAAGACTTTGAGGAATGCAACAAATCCAACCCTAACTGGACACCTCAACGGGTGAAAACGCTCCTGCTGCGTCAGCCCGCCGCCGACGTTGCCCCGGTGGTGCATGGACGGTGGCTGAAAGAAAAGAAACAGACGTTTTTGCCTGTTGAGTATGACGATATCTATGAACCTATTTTGCACAATTATGTGGTGTATAGGTGCGACCGATGCGGAAGAACATGTAAGCGGAAAGAACCGTACTGCCATTGCGGTGCGAAAATGGAGGACGGAGTGAACGAATGATAGTTTGCCTCACTTACAACATCATCAATATTATGGCCTGGTGCTGGCTAGCTGAACGATTTGGACATTGGTGGATTGCTCTTTTTTCGATATTCACGATGATCCATTCCAGCAGCGCCAAGAAGTCAGATGGCGGAGGTGACGGAAATGCGCCTGATTGATGCAAACGCCTATAAAGCCATTTTGAAAGGCTGGTTGTCTGAGATGCACGCCGGCGAGGACGAAGAAGAAAATGCGGAGGGCACAGCGATCTATTCTTGCATTTGCCAGTTGGATGATGCACCGACTGTTGATGCCGTCGTGGTAACGCGCTGCAAAAACTGCATTTACTTCGGCGTGAATAAAGAAAATGACCCGTACTGCACGAACAGGCACGGCCTAGATGATCCAGTGCCAGACGGGTTCTGCAACTACGGGAAGCCAAAGGAGGCAAGCGATGAACGGTGAATGGGTCTTGGCAAATAAATGCCCGCACTGCGGCGGACGGATGACTCTTTCCAGCTTTTATACATATGCGCGCGAATACCCGATTTTGAAAAATGGGAAAATGGCGAAGCGTGGAAGGCGGGCGGAAGAAGAAGGAATTGGGTTTATAACAGCATACTGCGGTTCATGCCATGTGGCATGGGACGCCAGCAACACTTTTGTAAACGCGGATGGAACAGTTGAAATCAGCGGAAATGGAGAAGGATGGGAAGAAAATGGGCGTAACGATTAAATGCAAGAAAACCGGTCGGGAAATCGACCTTGGATGCGGCGGATTCATGAATCTGCGGCGGAAGGTGGCTCAACTCATGGGAGAGCCGTTTTACAGCCACTACGAGAAGCTTTGTAACGCGCCGATCATCATGCAACCGGAAGTGGAAGAGAAGTTTTGGAAAGATTGGGCCACGGAAGCAGACAGGATACTTGCAGAAAACCACTTTCCAGTAAAAGTTGTGAAGTTCCTGCTTGCCCCTGACAGCGAAGCTACGACGCGTTACGGAGCCTGCAAGGAAATTCTGAAGGTCATCGGGGACTACGATGACAACATCTGCTACGGCTATGCCGGCCGGAGCGACTGCGCAATGTTCCGAGACTTCAAGGCAATCTTGCAGGACTGCGTAGACAACAAATGCGATATGGTCTGGATGTAGGAGGACAGAAAATGGATGCTGTGGCGTATTTCAAAGCATATGCGAGAATGTGCGATTCTTTTGATTCTAAGAACAACATTACGGGAAAACCGTGTGTAGGCTGTCCACTTGACGATATTGGACGCGGATGCCATATGAACGATCTCACCAACAACGCAGAGGAATGTGTAGCTGCGGTCGAGAAGTGGGCAAAAGAGCACCCGGAAAGAACGAGACAGAGTGAGTTCTTGAAGATGTTCCCGAATGCACCAATTGGAGAATGCGGAATCATAGATATTTGTCCAACTGTGCTTGGAGAATGTATCGACGGAGCTGTTGGAGCCAAACTTTGCGGTCCCGTTGCTGATGGTATGTCATGTCAGGATTGCGCACACAATTTCTGGTTGGCTGAAATTAAGGACGGTGAAGCATGATGGACAAGCAGCTGATTTACAGGGAAGACGCGCTCGAAATCGTGCGCCGGACATCGGGAGACTATGCTGCGGCATTTGCTGAGATCAGCCGACTGCCGGCAGTGGACGCAGTACAGGTTACACGCTGCAGGGACTGTGATGGCCGCCGGGCAGAAATTTCGTGGTGTGGGACATATGTTAGGTGCGGGTTTCGTGACGCGACCGGCCTTAATATGCCGGAAGATGGGTTCTGTTCTCTTGGGAAAGGAGGACAATAAATGCCGCTCATAAACGTTGCTTTATACGGAGAAGGAAAACGAAATAACCGGCTTCGGGCAGAATATATTTGCTGCGATCACGCGCAGGAATGCTCCGCATACCACGAAGGGAAATGCCTGAACGTTACCATACCGTTCAACCGACGGTGTGAACTTGGCAGCGTTGAAAAAGTGGATGGAGGCACAAAACAGAGCAAACGCTATGACACTGTGACAGACGCAGCGCGGCATTCGCCAGAATATCGTAAACTCAGATACCCATCCTATTGGTATGTAATTCGCATTGGAGATATGGCGTATCTGAATCTTCCTTACGTAGACCTCAAATTGGACGGAAGACGACTGAACGCATCAACGGCGATATTCACAAATCAACATTTACTAGTGGACAGACCAATGCTGACACCGGACAATTTGGACAACGTTCTTGGATATAGACCACGCAATATGTGCGGAGACATCATCAAGGCCCATGCGGATGTAATCGTACCGAATTTCCTGCACCAATTTAAAAGACTGTTTCCAGTGGAATATGACCGTTTCGTGAAAGAGTACCCGAAGTATGCAGAGATGTCCCCGACATTTATCGGAAGATACGCAAAACTCGCAACGTGCAATCCAGACTGCGTGTACAAGGATTCAAGCGGGGATAAGTTCACGATGGAAGATGGGAAACGGATGGTCTGCAAAGAGTATAGATCGGGATTCCTTCCGTTCGGAGCGTCCAAGGCAGAAGTCATTATTACGCTGACAGACGATATGAAAGTTAAAATCACGGACAATGCGCAGGTCTTAGATGACACTGTGTTTGTATAGGAGACAAGATGAACAGCAAATACTTGGAATTTCTGAAATCAAAAATCGAGACGGCTCCGGTGAGCGGCTTTTCCGTTCCGGAGGAAGATATCAATCCGGCGCTGAAGCCGCATCAGAGAGATGCGGTACGTTGGGCGCTGCGCGGCGGTCGGCGGGCGCTCTTTGAAAGCTTCGGTTTGGGAAAGAGCGCGCAGGAGCTGGAATTCTGCCATCACGCGGCGAAGCATGAGGGAAAGCCGGCACTGATCGTGCTCCCACTCGGCGTGCGGCAGGAATTCAAACGGGACGCCGTGAATATTCTTGGATACGAAGAGCCGGTTTATGTACGGACGATGCAGGAGGTACGCGAGAACGCTGGGGCGGAGATCATGCTTACCAACTATGAGCGCGTCCGGGACGGGGATATCGACCCGGCGTACTTCGCGGCGACTAGCCTTGACGAAGCGTCGGTGCTGCGCTCGTTTGGGAGCAAGACCTATAAGACGTTCCTCCAAAAATTCAAGGGTGTCAAATACAAGATGGTCGCAACGGCCACGCCGGCACCGAACAAGTACAAAGAGATCATCCACTATGCAGGATATCTCGAAGTCATGGACACCGGACAGGCCCTTACACGGTTCTTCAAGCGGGACAGCACCAAGACCAACAACCTGACCCTCTATCCCCACCGTGAAGAAGAATTCTGGCTGTGGGTCAGTTCATGGGCGCTGTTCCTTGGAAAACCGTCAGACCTCGGATATTCTGACGAGGGATATGAACTTCCTGGACTCGAAGTCAGAACGCATGTTGTTCACGACGAATTTGGAAAGATCACGGACCGGGATGGTCAAGTGAAGATGATGAACGATTCTGCCACAAATCTTCAGGAGGCATCACGCGAAAAACGTGAGACAATAGCCGCAAGAGTCCGTTTAGCAAAAGAAATCGTCGACAGTAACCCAAACGCAAGCTTTATCCTCTGGCACGATCTTGAAGCGGAGCGGCACGAAATTCACAGAGTTATGCCAGAGACCGTAGAGATTTACGGAACGATGGACTATGACGAGCGAGAACGCCGCGTGATTGACTTCTCGGACGGCAAAATCCGGCTCTTTGCGACGAAGAAGGAGCTGTCTGGACAGGGCTGCAATTTCCAGAGGCATTGCCACAGAATGATCTTTGTCGGGATTGACTATGAATTCAACGATTTCATTCAGGCAATCCACCGCTGCTACCGATTCTTGCAAACGGAGAAGGTCATTGTGGACATCATCTATACGGAGGCAGAGATCCCGATTTGGGACGTTTTGCAGAAAAAATGGAAGCAGCATGACTATATGCAGGAGCAGATGCGTGAGATCGTAAAGAAATACGGCCTTTCTGGAGAGCACATGAAGCAGGAGATGGCCAGAAGCATAGGAGTGGAAAGAGTGGAAATCAGGGGCAAAAACTGGATTGCAGTCAACAACGACTGCTGCGAGGAAACGGCGAAAATGGCGGACGACAGCATAGATCTGATCGTCACGTCGATCCCGTTTTCCAATCATTACGAATACACGCCGAGCTATAACGACTTCGGCCACAATGAGGATACGGAAAAGTTCTTTGAGCAGATGGACTATCTGACGCCGAATCTTCTGCGCATTTTGAAGCCTGGACGTGTATTCTGCTGCCATGTGAAAGACCGTGTTCTTTTCGGCAATGCGACAGGGACTGGTATGCCGACGATGGAACCATTTCATGCTATGTGCATTAAGCACTATATGGAGCATGGATTTGCATATTTCGGCATGATTACGGTCGTTACAGATGTTGTGCGCGAGAACAATCAGACATATCGGCTTGGCTGGTCTGAACAGTGCAAGGATGGGACAAAAATGGGCGTCGGCTGCCCGGAGTACATCTTGCTATTCCGGAAGCTTCCAACCGACCGCTCCAAAGCATATGCGGATGAGCGCGTATCCAAGACGAAGGACGAATACACACGCGCTCAATGGCAGATCGATGCACACGGGTTCTGGCGCAGTTCCGGAAATCGGCTGATTACGAAAGACGAACTGCTGCATACTGACACGGGAAAACTTCAGGCACTATATCGGAAATATAGCCGAGACTCTGTTTACAACTACGACGAACACGTGAAACTGGCGAAAGAATTGGACAAAGATGGCCACCTACCGGCTACGTTTATGGTTGTCGCTCCTGGGAGCTGGACAGACCAGATTTGGGACGATATTAACCGAATGCGAACGCTCAATACAACGCAGAGTCAGCGCAGAAAAGAAAACCATGTTTGCCCCCTTCAGCTGGATATCGTTGACAGGCTTATCAATCGGTATAGCAATCCAGGGGATCTGGTGCTTGACCCGTTTGGTGGACTTGGAACGGTTGCACTGGAGGCCATAAAAGCTGGTAGGCGCGGCTATACTATTGAACTCAACAACGATTACTACCGGGACTCTGTTGGGTATCTGAAGGAATTTGACGATTCACAACAGAATGACAATTTGAGCCTGTTCGATGTAATCTGAATTGAGTATAAGGCTGCAAATCACGCTGGTTGATTTCAATTCATAACAGCATAATGTTGTTTGAGGGTGCCTATTGCACCCTCATTTTTTCACTTTCTAGGGTTTACATAATCATGTAAAAAAACATTTGCTGCCATGAGTAAACTTAGAATTAGGAGGGTGAAGCGATGAACGATAGAACGAGCAAAGTCCGGATGCGTTACACGGGGAAGACCGGATACCATGGGCTAAAGCATTGGAAAGTCTATAAAATCAGCATTGTCAGCATGTATGGGAAGTTTTGGGTAGAGGTTGGCAGTGAAGCTATTAGCTACGTTTCGCTTGCAATGCTCTGCCGAAATTGGGCGGACGTTTAGAAAGGGGAATGTTATGAACGACTGCGAGAGAATCGTTGCGTATTGTAGGGAACACGGCTCCATCACGCAGATGGAAGCAACCAGAGAACTGGGCAACACGCGACTTGGAGCACGAATTTGGGACTTGAAAAACAAATTCGGCTATGAGGTTGAAGATATATGGGAAACGGCCACAGACCGTTTTGGAGACCCAACACGATACAAGCGTTACTTCGTCAAGGATAAGACACAATGAGCGATACATGCAAAGGATGCAAGTGGTGGGAACCGTTTAACTGGGTATGCTGCAACGGAGACAGCCCCCATTGTGCAGATTTCGTCAACTGTGGATGCAGATATTTTGAACGAGAGGACGATAAGAAATGTCAGAACGAAAAGGAACAACGCCATTAAACGCGCGAGAGGAACCGGAAATCGACCGGAAAACCTGCATGGGATGTGACTCATGGGATAAATTCACCTGTTTCAACGCGGCAAGCCCGTTCTTCGGCGGAGCGGTTGACTGTGGGTGCAGATATTACGGGACGGAGGTCGTGAAGAAATGACACAGAGAGAATTTGTTCTGAAAATGGAACCGGGCGCGGAAAACAAAAGCTGCTACGGTGGAATACGTTATTGCCCACACGCATATAGAGATATTCTTCCTGTCCCGCTTGACCTGTGTAATGCAAATACAGCAAGTGCAGAACTCTGTGAGAAATGCTGGAATCAGGAAATGGTTCTCCCTGCACCAGCTAAAAAGCAAATGGCGCAGGTCAACGCATTCATGAATCAGGATGCTGACGAAAAACCGGCCGAAAATGCCGTAGATCATCCCCAGCATTACAATCAAGGCTCTATTGAGTGTATCGACGCTCTGAACGCGATGGTTGAAGGATGGTTCGACCCGGTATCGGCGGTATTGGCGTGGCAGACAGTCAAGTACATCTGGCGGCATCCGTTCAAGGGAAAGCCGGTGGAAGACCTCAAAAAAGCACAGTTCTACCTTGAGCGGTTGGTACAGCAGTATGAGTGTAAGAAGACAGACTGACAGGAGATTGACATTGCTTCGCCCGTGCGGGACGTGCGGACAGATGGTTGTTACAAGCGCGGGTTCTCCGTTTATGAGAATGATCGAACGAGATGGCAAGAAAGAAGCAGTCACTTACTATTGCTGCCAAAGCTGCTACAAAGCAAGCTACAAACACATTGGATGGTACGACGGAAAAGCTGATGAACGCCGCGCGGAACGAGGAAGAAACCGGGACAGACGCGAATATAATCGTCGTTATTACGCTGAACACGCGGAAGAAATCAAAGCCAAGAAACGAGCGTACTACGCAGCGCATCCAGGGCTGTCCGTTCAAAATAGCCAATATTACAGAGCGAAGCAAAAGCTTCTTGATGCAGAAGTTAGAGAAGGAGGACCGGTAGCATGAGAAAATTCCTTTTCTGTGTCTGCGTGATCCTCGTCCTCACATCAATCACAATGATGATTTTTCAGCGCGATATCGAGCAAGCGCTTGCCAACAAAGCAGAATCAAAAATTAACACTGAAATGCCTATTACTGCCCAAGAAAACCTGAATGAGCCGGAAAACCCGGAGGATACTGCACCGCTGACACAAGAGGAACAGCAGGAAACTGATACCGAAACAGAACCTGACTATTCACAATTCTGCAACCCACCCCATACCAAAGACGGCATTGGAGGTGCCGGCGGATTTATCGTTGATGACCCGCAATGTCTTGAACTGCTTGCACGGGCAATTTACGCCGAGGCTGGTGGGGATGACTGCAGCGACGAAACCCGCATCATGGTCGGAAATGTCATCCTCAATCGGATGCGATGCGAATGGTATCCAGACACAATGGAAGCGGTGCTGACCCAGAAAAGGCAATACAACACGTTCTACTGGACTGGCGTTATTTGGAAAGAGCGTGCGTCGAATCCAAGCGAAAAAGAAGCTGTAGAACGAGCGTACAAATGCGCGGAACGCGTACTGCTCGGAGAACGGCTACTCCCAGAAGACGTGGTTTTTCAGTCAGAGTACATTCAAGGGACAGAAATCGTAGCATATCAGGACGGGATATACTTTTGCCGATAGGAGGGCGTAGAAATATGGCCGCAGTCATTCAAGCACCGTGTAAAGGGTGCGAAAAACGCGAAATTGGATGTCATGGATGGTGCAAAGCATATTTGGCCTATCAGGACGAAAACAACATGTACAAGGCAATGAGCGCAAACAACAGAAAGTCGCTGTCCCCAACAAAGTCATTCACAAAAAGACAGCGTGAACTTATCAGAAAGGGGATGAAATGCGTCAGATGAACGGAAAAACATACTTGCTTTTTGCGATGCTTTCCGCAATCGCAAGCATCGCAGGTGCTACGTTGTTCATTCAGTTGTCACGCTTTGGACAGACGGCAAAGGAACGATTTGGGAATCTCTTGATTGGAGCGTGCGCGATTCTTGTAGGAGTTGTACTTTGCGTGCTGACCGCTCTTGAAGCGTTTGAGGTGGTTTAGAGGACGTTTCCATGTCAGAACGCGAAAACACACACGGAGAACGTACAAACGGCGTGTGCGGCGTCTGTGGGCGCGACACGCGAACCTAAATGAAATGGGAGAGTGTAAAATGTTAAACAGAATCATTGTGCAAGGAAGAATCGTAAAGAAGCCAGAAATGCGTGTGACACAGAGTGGAAAATCTGTGGCAAGTTTTACGCTTGCTGTTGAACGCGACTATGCAGCTCAAGGACAAGAGCGTGAAACAGACTTCCTCGATGTGAACGCATGGAATCAGACGGCAGAGTTTGTCGGAAAGTATCTTGACAAAGGAAGCATGGCTTTGGTTGATGGCAAACTTCAAATCCGTAACTGGACGGACAAAGAGGGGAATAAGCGTCGTAACGCAGAAATTGTAGCCGAACGGGTCTACTTCTGCGGGAGTAAGCCGACAGACGGAACGTCGAAATCCAGCTATACAGCACCTGTGCCGGCATCCGCAACCGACATCCCGGAAGGATTTGCGATGCTGGACGAAAACTCGGACGATCTGCCGTTTTGATGGGAGGTGAAAGACATGAATTTGAATTTTGAAACAAAACTTTATGGCAATGGAGAACTGGAAAATTTCGATGATCCGTCCGCACTTCTGATTGACTTGGGTATCCTGACTGAGGAAGACCTTGGGTGCATTATGGACATTGCAGCCCGAAAAGGGTATTGGGTGTTTACAAAGCCAATATCTGTTGCGCCGGAAGTTCGAACCTATGGATAACGTTCAATGGATTAAGCTCAAAGTCGGAATGTTTGATGGTGAGAGCTTCAAGAAAATCAAAAAAGCCAAAATCGGCGGCGAGAGTTTCCGCGATAAACTGACGGCTGTGTGGTTTGAGCTGCTGGACTTCGCCGGTAAATGCAACCACTCCGGTTTCCTCATAAACTCAAGGGAAATTCCGTTTCAGTCAATCAGCGATATAGCAGTCATGATCGACCGAACCACAGAAGAATTGGACCTCTGCATGAAATTCTTCATCAACGAAGGAATGGTTGAAATCATTGACGATATATACCTCCTGTCGAATTGGATGATGTATCAGAATGAAGATAAACTGGCAAAAATCCGAGAACAAAAAAGAATTAGCCAAGCAAAATGGCGGATGTCAAAGAAACTGAAATCAGAAGATACAAGCGATAATGCAAAGTCAGATGTAGAATCTACAGGAACATCTACAGCACATCTACCCTCTTATTCTATTTCTAATTCTAGTTCTACTTCTAGTAATAAAGAAAAAGAAGGAAAAGGGGGTACGGGGGAAAGGGGAGGAAAAACGCAGCCAGTTTCCGATGAGATCAGCGCGGCTATGTCTAATCTTCCTTCGATGGTTCAAACTCAAATGCAGGAATGGCTTGAATACAAAACCGAGCGAAAAGAATTCTATACCCCGCGTGGTTTGCAGTCTTTGATGACGGTTGTGCAAAAGAGAGTTGACCAATACGGAGCGCAGGCAGTCATTGATGTGATTGAGCGAACCATGGCATCAAATTATCGTGGGGTAGTGTGGGAATGGCTTGAAAGAAAACCGCAGCCGACAAGACAATCCCTGCGAGAAAATGCACCGACCGACTACGGTTCACCGGAGGATTTTTACAAATGACCATCAGCATGGAAGAATTGATGGAACTTCGCGCAAGAAAACAGACAGAAGCAAAGTCAGAACCCGTTAAAGACCCAACTGGATTCTCGAACGTTATGCGGTCGGTAGCGAGGAAGGTTCCGATTGACGTAAAAGACACGCAGATGGGCGAAGACGGGCTTCTTCACTGTACGAAATGCAACGGACTCAGGCAAAGCAAAGTAAAACTCCCGGACGGGGAGACGGTAACTGTACCATGCGTGTGCAAGTGTATGCGGACCGCATTTGATGCTGCTGAAGCAGAAAAACGTGCAAGAGAGGAAGCAATGCGAATCGACAGCTTGCGAACGTTGGCTTTCCCAGACTCGGACTGTAATATGCTCCAATGCACGTTCGACAAAGATGACGGCGCACGGCCGGATGTTACTGCCGGTATGAAGAACTACTGCGAGAATTTTCCCTATCTCCGAAGATTGGGAAAAGGAATTCTTCTTTATGGAACGGTCGGAACAGGAAAGAGTTTCTTCGCCGCCTGCATCGTGAATGACCTTGTGTCAAAGGGATATCGCTGCATGATGACGACCTTTCCACGGCTTACAAACCAAATCAGCGCATTGTGGGATGGGAAGCAGGAATTCATCGATGACTTAACCAGATATGACCTCATCGCAATCGACGACCTGGGCATTGAGCGTGACACAGAGTACATGAATGAACATATCACGATGATCGTTGATGCGCTTTACCGGGCGAAGGTGCCGCTGGTCATCACCAGCAATTACACCCCAAAGCAGATGAAGGGCGAAGGCGAAATCCGGCGTCAGCGCATTTACGACAGGCTGATTGAACAGTGCCATCCGGTAGAAATGTCCGGGGAAAGCCGGCGGGTAATAAAAGGCCGCAAGGACTACCTTGAAATGAAAAAGCTTCTGGGGGTGTGAAAAGTGTTTGAAGATGTACAGCGGGAAACTGCAACCGGTATGTGCGCATGGTGTGGCGCGGAAATCTATCCGGATGACGAGATCTGGTACGACGGCTTTTTAACGTACATTCACGATGAGTGCGTTGAAAAAATCGAGGCCATGCCAGACGAAGCGCCGATAGCTGCGTTTATCCGGGAAGATTACCGGCAAACGACCATGCGGAAGATCATAGATGACCGCTGGGCGAGGGAAGATCATGAAGTTTGAAATCGTAAGAGCGTTGGACGGGAAAGGCATGATGGAGACGGATTATGAATCCTGCATCCCGTCAGATGATACTATCCGCAGCATGATAAAAGCCGGTTATAAGGCATACAAAGACGGTCGGGTTTACCGGCCGAAAGATGGAGGAAAAAATGGTACAGTTAGGACAAACGGTAAAAAAGGTCGTTAGCTTTGCCCCGGAACGAAATATAAATCAGTTCAACAGTGAAAAGAAGACACTCTACGGAAAGGTTATTTTTGTTCATCCAAAGAGAAGATTCTACACCGTGGAATTCTCACTCTGGAATGGGAGTAAAATCCGCTCATGCTATACGGAGGGATTGTAATGGGAAACGGACTCACATACGCGCAGAAACTTGCGATTGCAAGGCAAACTGAACTGACCATTGGTGTTGACACCGGTTTTCAAAAGGCGGCAGACTTCTTTTCTATCGCGCTTTATGAAGAAGGGTTTGGAGAACAACGGCAAGAAAAAATCGCCAGACGCGTTATGGAACTCGATCAAGAATATGGGGATGCGTGGACTGGACGCGTGGAAGCAGATTACAAGCAGGAACAGATAGACCGTATCTTGAAAAAAGCATACGGGAAGAATTTCACCCCGTTCTCTGAACGGAATCCGTATATAAAGAAATTCAACTATGCAGGGAAAGGAAAACGTTAATGCAAAAAGACAAAATAACAGTGGTCGAAACGGCAATGAAACAAATTGATGCAGAAGCAAACCAAAATGGGACTGGATGCGCGTACTGGCGCGGATTTTTGCAGGGCGCACTCATGCAGCAGCACGAAGACATGCACGGTATTCAAGAACAGCTTGCGGCGAGATTTCTTGAAAATGCAAAATTCGAGGACAATCGTGTGCGCTATGTGAAAGAACCGTCCGCGAAGACTCCAACGTATGCGCACCAGGACGATGCCGGCATGGATTTATATGCGTCAAAGGGAAATTACATTCCGGCCGGCGGAAGATGCACTTTCCACACCGGCATCCATGTCGAAATCCCGAAGGGGTACTTCGGCGCAATCAGAGCCAAGAGCGGCCTCCTTCGGAATCACGGAATCATTTGCTCCGGAACAATCGACGTGGGATATACCGGCGAGATCATGGTGACGCTGGTCAACACTAGCGACGAAATGTACTGCGTATCGGAAGGGGACAAGATTGCGCAGTTGATTATCATTCCGTATGAGCGTGCTGAACTGGTTGAGGTCGAATCTCTTGAAAAGACAGAACGCGGAGACAACGGCTTCGGGAGCAGTGGAAAATGAAATGGGAGGGAATGGACGGATTTGAGCGAAGCCGACAGTTCAAACGCCTGAGAAAACTCTTTTTTGAAGCGCTTGAGAAAACGTGGAACGAGGATTTTGCAGAGTATCAAACTGTATTCGAACCTCTGATGCCGGATGCAGTCGACAACAACAAAGTTCACAGCGGATACGGGAAGACAATGCAGATCATCCCAGATGGAGAGTGGTCGCTGATTTGCGCACTGCGTGGAGGGAAGACAGATGGAATGTAGTTACCTTCAACGTGTGACAGCGTTTTTCGAGAGCTATTTTGAAATCCCGAAATTCTACTATGCAGAGAAGAAACGGGTGATTCGCACAGAAGCAATACACGACCTCATGCGGCAGCTTGTCGGAATGGGAGTTTTTCAGGACGAAGAAGACGTTCGGAAAGAGGCGTTGACGGACTACGATGTGATGCTTCCACCTACAGAATAAGC